TTTTCCATGTCGCTCTGTATTTCACCAACAAATTTACCAGTATCATCCCCAAGTTTCTTGGCTTGTTTTAAAGCATTCAGACCATTGGATATGTCCTTCGGAATTTCCATTTAATCGTTTTTCTCCGCTGGTTTGCTCATTTCAACAACTGGAGGTTTTACCGCATAATTACCAATTGATTTTTTATCAACATTATCTAATGCGCCACGTTTCTTCCATTCTTCTTTTGCTGCTTCGCCAATCTTACCCTCAATAGGACATGGTGTTCCTGCTGCTAACATAGAAGCAAATACACGTTCGTCTTGACATAAAGTAGCAACTGCTGCTACTTTCATACCCATGTCATAAAGATTTTTGGAAAGTTTAATTCTTTCGCAATTCATATCTCTCATAGTCCCACCCATGGAGATACCAAGAATTTGAGTTTGAACTGCACCAGATGCTGCTACTGCGCAGACATCGTTATTGATGGATGTAATTGCTGGAGCCACTGCTGTGGGAGGTGGCGATTTAATTGTTGTTGTGCTATTTGATGTTGAGTCTGTTGTGCTTCTAGAAGTCGAGTCGGTTACAATTGGTTGAGCAATCGCAAGTGATGAAACCATGACCAAAAGACTCGCCGATGCGAATTTTTTAATCATTTTACTACCTTTACTGTTTAGGTTTTTATAATTATCATTGTATAGAGGATTCACACATCCATCATTATTTAGTCTTGTTCGGATATTTATTTGATATATATTATTTGAAAGCGTAAAATACCAGTGTAGGGGTTGATGTAAAAGACCTTACAGCCTGTAGGGTTATCCCTTGACAAATATTCAGAATTAGGGTATAATTGAAGTATGAAAGGAAAATTATGATTAGTGATATTGATAAAGAGATCCTGCTTATTACTCAGGAAGAATGCGCTGAAGTAACACAAGCGATTAGTAAGGTTTTTCGTTTTGGGTTTGAATCAACATACAACAGCGCAAGTAACAAAGATCGTCTAGAGGAAGAACTTGGCGATTTAATGTGTATGATTGATTTGATGCTAGATTCTGGTATTGTAAACGAATCGAATGTCATGGCTGCAAAAAATGAAAAGATGTTAAAATTGCAAAGCTGGTCGAAAATTTTTTCAGAAGCTGAATAATGGGTTGTGAGAAGCATTGGTGACTTCAGCAGACTGTAAATCTGTCGCCTCAGGCATACGTGGTTCGATTCCACGACAACCCACCATATAATAGCGGATTAGAGAAACGGTATCTCGGAAGTTTCATATGCTTCAGTTGTTGGTTCGACTCCAGCATCCGCAACCAGTTTGTTGTCTAGTAGCTCAGTCGGTAGAGTAGGTGACTGTTAATCACTTGGTCGGTGGTTCGAGCCCACCCTAGACAGCCAGTTTTGCCCTGTTAGTTAAATGGTATAACAGTTGATTTGTAATCATCAATTGGCAGTTCGATTCTGTCACGGGGCACCAAGTATCCGAGTGTAGCGCAGTCTGGTAGCGCATCTGCTTTGGGAGCAGAGGGTCGCAGGTTCGAACCCTGCCACTCGGACCAAAATAAATTTGTCGCCATAGTTCAGTGGATAGAACAACAGCCTTCTAAGCTGTGGGTCGGGGGTTCGATCCCCTCTGGCGATGCCAAATTATGAAGAGTAATGTCTCGATAGTGTAATGGCAGCATAGCAGTCTCCAAAACTGTTGGTTGGGGTTCGAGTCCCTATCGGGATGCCAAGTTTTAGGAAGAGTGGGTGAGTGGCTTAAACCAGCAGTCTTGAAAACTGCCGAACAGAAATGTTCCCTGAGTTCGAATCTCAGTTCTTCCGCCAGATAAAATAGTAATAATAATGGGCTGGTAGCTTAATGGTAAAGCAGTCGACTCATAATCGGTTGAGTGAGAGTTCAATTCTCTCCCAGCCCACCATTAATGGAGATAGTATGAATCTAAACAATTTTGTAAAAGTTTATAATGTTGTGCCGAAAGATATATGTGAGTCGGTGATATTGTTATACGAGAATGATGAAGAGTGGAAAACACACAACTGGTATAACAATATTTCTGATGAAAAGAAAGCACATCACACAAAAGAACTTGATGTTCTTTACAATAAAAATTTAGATGTTCTAAAACAATTTTTACAAAGTGTTTTACATAAATACTATGATGAGTTAAAATTAAGTAACTTGGTAAGCAATCACAGTAATATAAGATTGAACAAGTATAAGACAGGAACTGTAATGTCAGAGCATTTTGATTTGATTCGCAGAAATCCAACAGATGGAATTCCTGTTCTTACATTTCTTGGCATATTAAATGACAATTTTAAAGGTGGACAATTTGTTTTAAACGGAGAGGTATTGAAATTAAAACAAGGGGACATTATTATGTTTCCTTCTACGTTTCTATATCCGCATAGTGTAACAGAGGTAACAGAAGGAACAAGATATACATTTGTTGCTTGGGCATATTAATGTTGGGGTGCCAGAGTGGTCTAATGGCGCAGTCTGCAAAACTGTCGATTCGTGGGTTCGAATCCCACCCTCAACTCCAAACAATGCGGATGTGGTGAAATAGGTAAACACAAGGGACTTAAAATCCCTCGCTTCGGCTTGTCGGTTCGATTCCGACCATCCGCACCAGTTTTTAGTGGAGATTGATATGAGGTATAAAGAAAAAGTTAACATTCAAGAAGTAAAAGAGTTCGTTGATAATTGCGATCCAACAACAAAAATTTACATTGGTTGTGACTCTGAAAGATATAAGATTGGCAAACAATGGTATGCTGATTACATTCTTGCTGTTGTTGTTCATATCAATGGTAATAATGGATGTAAAATTTTTGGGGCAGTTAAAAAAGAAATGGATTTCGATCAGAAACAAGATCGTCCACGCATGCGATTAATGAATGAAGTATATAAAGTTGCAGAATTATACTTAGAACTTGCTCAAGAAATACCTAATGATATTGAGGTGCATTTGGATATTAATCCAGATGAAAAATATGGATCTTCATGTGTAATAAATGAAGCTGTTGGATATATTCGTGGAATGTGTAATGTTGTTCCTCTAGTAAAACCAAATGCATTTGCTGCTTCTTATGCAGCAGATCGAATGAAACATGTTGTTGAATTTAGAAAAATTGCTTGACATTTTTTGAAATGTTAAGTATAATATGAATATTCATTGGAGATTTAATGGCTGAAAGAACAGTAAAAGAAATATTTGATGAGCAAGGGTATTATGGACCTGTTCGTTTTTTAGCAACACATAAAATTCAAGAATATCAAAACGAAGTATATCGTTTGATGCGTGAGATGAATTGGATGAATACTGATTATCGCTGTAAAGCGAATGTTCTTTTTCCATTCATTAATGAAATTTCAAAGAGCATTGTGATTGTTGATTATGTAAAACAAATTCTTGGACCAAATTTTTCTTGTTGGGATACACTGGTTTGGATAAAATATCCACAAAGCGATAATTATGTTTCTTGGCATCAAGATGCTACATATTGGAATTTTTTACCAAAAGAAAAAGGATTAACTGTTTGGGCAACTTTATCTGGCGCAACAAAAGAAATGGGATGTCTTCAATACGTTCCTGGATCCCATAAACAAGGTCAGTCAAAACATTCAGATATTAAAACTGATGAAAATTTATTAATGCGTGGACAAACAATAGATGAGTATAGTAAAGATAATATTGTTCATGTTGAGGCAAGACCTGGAACATTTATAATACACAGTCCATTTACTGTTCATGGATCAGATGTTAATCGTTCTGAAACACCAAGAGTTGCTATTGGTTTTATTTATGTTGCTACTGATGCTAAACCTATTGCTACATTTTCACCAGAGTCAACAGTAATGGTTTCTGGAGTCGATGAGTATAATTACATGTTACATGATCCAGAACCAACAGGAAATTGGGAACAAGATATTAAAGTTTGGAAACAAGCATATGATAGGCAGCACGACAATTACTACAAAATGGAACAAGTTTTCTGATTGGCGTGATGCTGATATAAGTAAAACTGATGTTCTTAAATCCATAAAACTACCAGCGACTTGTTTTCTCTCCGCTAATGCTTGGGGATTAAAGGGAAAACTACCAGGAGGTAAACACTCTTGGATTGCTGAGTATAATGGATATGCTTGGAAAACCTTTGAGATCACGGATCGTGAAACATTAGAAGTTCAGCAAGCAAATATTTTCTTCTGCGAAAGAGATAATTATACTGAGAGACAGCTGATAGTTTCCGATCGTGATCCATCTACTCTTTGGTTTGGAAATTCTCCCAGATTGGATGCAATATTCAACTGGAAAGGTATAGAAGAACATTATCCTCTCAACACAAACATCAATCTGGCGTTCAATAATTGTAACACATACCTGAGTTACATTGCTTGGCGTTATCATTTTAATTTGAAACTTCCATACATCGGTTTCAGAGACAAGTCATTTTGGGAAAAGTATGAAATTAGATGAATTGAATTTTCAATATTCTAAAGACAATCATTATCGCTGGGGTTGGGGCGAAGATGATACTGAATGGTTTAATGAACCAAATTACGAACAACCATTCAAGATGACGATTGGTAGATGCACAAGAAAGCCAAAGTCATTTCGCGAAGAATGCATTCTAGCAACAGAACATTTATGTACTCAATATGATAAGCCAATCTATGTTGGTTTGTCTGGTGGTCTTGATTCTCAGATTGTGTGTCTAACTCTACTAGAACTTAAGATGCCATTTATACCATGTATTATTGTTATGGAAGATAATTATAATTTACACGATGTTCTAAACGCAAAAGAATTCTGTGAAAAATACAATTTAAAATATAAAGTGTTTAACATTAACATGGGTGAGTTTTATTCAAAATACTGCCCAGAGATTGTTAAGAAATATAAAATCACAAATGCAAGAACAACAATGCAGTTGTGGCTTGAACAGTTTACTAAAGATGGAATCTTTATTATGGCTGGTGGTGATATGCAACTTACCAGATATAAACTTGGAGAACCATCATATGATACCACAGATGGATTGCTAATTAATCCTCTATCATCAACAGCTCCAATGACAAAATGCACATGGGGTTCTCACCCAACACCAATTCTACAACATCTTATTTCGCAAAATGGAATGGGAACAACAAAGTATTTTATGTATAGTCCCGAACTAATTGCTTCTGTTGTTCTTAGTAAAGAAGTCGAATCATTCGTAAACATACAAGAAGTATTATATAGCACAGCATTAGTGCCACGTTCGAAGTTTTGGTTGTTGTATAACTACATTGCCAAATCACAATTATATGCGAACAATTGGCCAGAGTTAATTCTTCGACCAAAATATCATGGTTTCGAATTTGTCGAAAAGAATCTTGAATATTCGAAACTAAAGAAAGAAGCGATCGAAGAATATAGTAAAGAGAACGACAAGAAAGGTATTTACATAGAGTACACAGAATTGAAGGAGTATTTTTCTTCGGATGGACCACAGAAGATATGGTATAGCAATCCATTGGTTAAACAAAATTCTTCGATTAAAGGATTTATCGAAAGCATATCTCTTAGAGAACAAACGAAGAATGACTTGTTCGAAGACGAAGATCTATTGGATGAATATGAGGGTGAGGGTATTGACATTTAATCAATATTCAGGTATAATATAATTACCTAAACTTAAAAAGGGAATTTTAAAATGAAACGAAGTGTAGTTGTTATGGCTGTTGTTGCGTTATTTGCTACTGGTTGTTCTTCAACCAAAACTGTATCGCAACTGCCACCCGAGGCACCTGCTCCAGTTGCTAAACTAGAAAAAAGAGAAGCACAATTTCTAAAATCAAATGGACTCATTAAAGTTGAGTTTGACGAACAAGGAAATTTCTATGGTCTTACTGCAACAGGAACTGCTTATATCCAAACAAATCATACAGCGTCACGTGAAGATGCATATAATATTGCATTGATGCGTGCCAAGAGAAATGTTTCGGAATTCTTGTCTAATGATGTTAGTTCAAACAAATTTTCAAGAACAATTACCAAAACACTTCTAAAGAATGATTCGAATGAATCATTAAAGTCTAATAAGACTGAAGGTAATGATAAGACGTCAAATCTTGAAGATCTAGATTTAGATAGTGGTGGTAATTCAGAAACTATGACAGCTGAAGATCGTAATCGTGGTCAGCGTGTTGCGACGTATGTTAAAGAACAAATGACTGACAACTCTGCTGCTCTTTTGCGTGGTCTTGTTATTACAGCTCGAAACGTAGAGAAAGATAGCAACCTAGTATCAGTAGAAGTTCGTGTTTCTAAGCATTCGATTGCTGCATCCCATCAACTCAAAGCAATGATTGAAGGATTACGATAAAATGAAAATTCTTGTTGCGGCAACTTTGTTTGTCTCGCAAGTTGCCTTTGCTGCTACAACAATCCACTCAACAGGTAAGGGCGAAACGCAAGACGAAGCAGTTCGCCGAGCGAAAATCTCTGCTGTTGAAACGATAACAGGCTCTTTTAATCTTGGTCACCGTAGCGTTCGTGGGGATCGATATAATGAAGAAATCGATGACTATGTTTCTGGTGTCATCATTGAATCTGAAGTCCTAACTTCCGAGAAGAAAGACGGACTATGGCATGTTAAGATTCGTGCTGTTGTTGATGATAGCAAACAAGGTACATTCGAAGTCCAACGAGATAAACCTTTGTTCAATGAGCGAACACAAAATAAAATCGCTGAAATGAACAATCGAAAAGAGGTTATGGACAAACTTGACTCTAATGGCCAGATGCTTTATCTTGCTGACCAGCGAGTTGATGTGAGACCCCATCATGATGTTACTGTTGTTACGATTAGTGGTCGGGTGAAGTGGCAACAAAAATGGGTACAGGATTTTGAGAAATTTGTTCTCTATGCTGGTAATATGAACACGGCTAAGAAAACTTACCAAAGTAATGTTTACTTGCCAGTATCTTTCTCTAATCCAATTTTTGTTGTTGGTAATATCCTTTCGAATCCATCAGAGAGTGAAACACGTCCAGGATATGCTTATTGTTTTGTTGAAGCAGGCAGTAGATTAGATCAACAACGATGCGCAAATCTTGGTTATGAGATGCGAAACTTTCCAAAATTTAACACTATCAAAACAACGATTGTGTTTAAGGATACAGAGGGTAGGGTGATTCATAATTTGAATTACACCAAGTTTGACATCAAGGTAGCAGATTTTGCTAGTGCGGGAACAACCAAGAAAGATAATTTCTTATTCTTTAGCGCATCGCACTATTTTAAAACAAATACATCTATCGTAATGACAGATGCATCTGTTCCTGTTACTTTTGATTTTACTGTGAGAAATGAACTTGTGCCGAAAATTGGCTCATATTCAGTTGTTATTAACTAAGGAGAAATAATGGAAATCAATATTAAAAAAGTAGATAATGGATTTGTCGTAGACTTCCAAAATCCAGAACATGATGTATACCAAACATATGTTTTTACAAAATACAGCCAAGTTGTTAAGTTCTTGCGTGAGCACCTTAACGGAAAGGTTGAGTAATGACATTGGAAGAAGCAAAGAAAGAGTTCGCTAATTATTTGAATTCAGCTGACCCTGATGCTAGTTTGTATGAGATTTATAATGCGTTCGTTCTTGAAAAGATGAAAATGGATAAATATTTTTCTATCTTTCTTGATGAGAATGAACACGAAATGAATCTTTCAGAAAACTATGACAGCCCAGCTTGGCAAATTTATAAACAAAAAATGAAAGATTATAATGTTATCGAAAGATTTGTTAACCAATCGAGGTATTACCTTACTAAAAATGTTTGATAATCCAAAACAATTTTCTTTACACATAGAAGCAATGGTAAAAGAAAAAAAGATTTCGCACATGGATGCTGTGTTGGAATATTGTAAAGAAAATTATCTTGAACCAGAAGATGTTAAAAAGTTGATCAATAAATCACTTAGAGATAAGATTAAGGTAAATGCTACAGAACTCAATTACTTCCCAAAACAAGCCACACTCGATGTCTAGTGATAAAGCATTAAATGCTTATAGGATGTATCTCGCAGCAAAATTACATTTTACAACTGACAAATACGACATAACAGAGTTTCATGCTAAAGTTCGTGTGTCACGTAAAGCATTTGATGAGAGAAACCAGCATGCATTATATGAAAAATTTGCGGATAAGTTTGATTCCAAATTAGATATGGCACAATATTTAATCGCAAATTTTGCCTATGGTGCTTGGGGCAATACAGATATTGTTTATGGTACGACAGAGTCCGATCAAAACTTTAAAGAATGGAATCGTAGGAAACAGTCTTTAACACAGGTGTTTAAAACTGACCTAAGTAAAATTAGACTTGAGTGGGAAACAAATAAGTTGGATCCATTTCTTGAGGACTTAACTTCTAAGTTTCCTAAAGTCCCACATTTGTTTCAAATGTATATTGGTAAACACATAACACTTGAAACAATTATTTTGCTAGATAGATTTCAACCTTTTCTTAAACTATGGAAAGAAAATATGGGACAACTGTTTGATGATGATATGCGTAGGATTATTAAATCAAAACCATTTATTAGATTTGATGAGAAAAAAATAAAACCAATTTTTGTGAAGTTTATTGAAGAGATTTAATTATGGGTCACACCTATCGAAAAGAAAAGACCTTCGACGAAAGGTCTAGTAACAAAACCAAAAGACATATTACTGCTGAACACCAGCGAAAAACAAATAAGAATCAAAGAGTTATCGATGTTCTTTATGAAGACGATGATGAAATTGATTATGAAGACGACTATGAGGATGACTATGAACCTGACGAAATTCAACACAATAAATCGAAGTGAACACTTTGATGCTATTGCTATTAACAAGAAATTAGATATTGAAACTGTAAAAGACAAAGAAACTGGATTGCGTTATTTTGTTGTCAAGAATGTTCTTGAGGATCCAGATAAATTTGTTGATTTAATATCTAAACACAATGCTTATGGTGGTGACGTGGAAGTTACAACTCCAGGGTATCGTCAACTGATAAGTTCTCTTGAGATTCCAACAATCTCTAAATTATATGCTCAGGTGTTTAGAGAATTTACTAATGTTGATACAAAACTATCAAGTTGGTATTATACAACAAACATTTTTCATAAAGATATGGTGATTAAGAATAGCAATAACATGCCAAGATTTGAGCCATATCCTGTAGCAACATCATTATGCTTGACAGAAAACCCAACAGTTGGTTTGGGATTCTATAAAATTAAACTTGACAAATATCAAGCAGTAAGGTATAATGATGATATTAAAGAATTGTCTGATGACTTGTTCAAGAGAGCATTTCCTATCTATTCAGGTAATGACGAACAAGAACCAAAGTCATGGGCAAACTTTGAGGGGAATGAAAATTGGGAACTGTATTCGTTTGAGAAATTCGAATATAACAGTGCGGTTTTATACGACCCATTGTTCTTTCATCAAGTATTATTCGATAACAACAAACTTGACAGTGTTCAATATTCATTAGTTGGCTTTTTAGATTCTCCAATTGTTAAAGTTCCTTTTTGGGATATGAAAGAAAAAACTATTGAAGAGAACAAAAAGGATGACTAAATAGTTGTATATCATGAATAGTGTGACATACGACAAAACTTATACATTTTTTATACGACAAAGGAAAACATATGGATATCAATACACTTCGCAAATCTCGCACACAAGATTTCTCTAAAATTCTTGGTGAGTTCGATAAAATCGCAAAGCCATCAGGCGAGGGTGGTAAATCTTACGAAGACGATCGTTTCTGGAAACTGACTCCAGATAAAGCAGGTAATGCTACAGCTACGATTCGTTTTCTCCCACGAGTTGAGGGTGACGAGTTCCCATGGGCACGTGTCTTCAATCACAGTTTTCAAGGTCCGACTGGTAAATGGTACATCGAGAATAGTTTGACTACTCTTGGTGAGAATGATCCTGTTGGTGAACTAAATTCACGTTTGTGGAATTCTGGTTCTGAAGCAAACAAAGAAATTGCTCGCAAACAAAAACGTAAGTTGACATATATCGCCAACGTACTTATCATTAACGATCCTGCTAAACCAGAAAACAACGGACAAGTTAAATTGTTCAAGTTTGGTAAGAAAATCTTTGATAAGATTATGGACAAAGCCAATCCTACCTTTGAAGATGAGAAACCAGTTCTCGTGTTTGATTTGTGGGAAGGCGCAGACTTTAAATTGCGTATGCGTAAAGTAGATGGTTACTCTAATTATGATCAATCTACATTTATGGAACAGACAGAAATTGCTCCAACTGATGAGGAAAAACTTGCTATCGTTTCTAAGCAATACAAGTTATCTGAGTTTTTGGATCGTAAGAACTTTAAAACTTATGATGAACTCAAGCGTAAACTTGAGCAAGTTTTGAGTGGCGAAGGTGCTCCATCTCGTACTGCTGCGCAAATTGCTGAAGAAGAAGATCGTCCTGAGGCACCTGCTCCAAGAATCGCTTCTAAGCCAGCTGTTGCTCCAGCAAAATCAGTAGCAACTACTGCTGATGATGAAGATGATTTGTCTTACTTTCAGAAGTTAGCAAACGAATAATCTTCTGGGGAGCTTCGGCTCCCCATTTAACGCCAATATGGTCCTTCCCAAAACAAATCGAAATGATATTTCTTTCCTGATAGTACAGGCATTATTTGAACAAATCGAAATGCTGGAAAAATAACCAGTGTTCCCTTTGTCCTCATTTCTTGTGGTTTTGGTTGATCTTTTGTGCTTCCAAAATACATAATAAAATCTCCACCCTCATATTCATTTGTATCAGATAAAATCACTGTCGCACAAAGTTTTCTTTGATTCGCATTTGAAATCCAATTAACACTTTGGTGTTTTGTCCAGAATGCTTTTTCTGTTCCATCATATTCATTGACCAAAAAATTTTTTGGCTTCATTGACTCTTCCCAATTAACACTGAACAGAAATACTTCTTCATTAATATGTTTTGCTGTTTCTGTTACTTTGTTTATAATTGATTTAATTTCTGGTTTATCAATATCTAATTGTAATGATTTACTAATTCTATATGTAAAATCAACTTTTGGTGGAGTAAAACCAACCATTGAGCGAACAGCTTTTTCTTCATTAGTTTTGTAATGATTTAATAGAATGCTACATTCATTTTCTGTTAAAAATTTTGTTGAATAATATAATTCGCCAAGCATTATAATCTCCTGTTTTACGCTGTTGGATAATATCTTCTATCTAGATATTTCTGAAAAGTTGTATCTGCATTTTTCGTGTCTTTTGGACCTTGTTGTGTCGTAGTATTATTTACTACGTTTGTTACTGGAGCATTTACATTTGTATTATTTCCAGATGTTTGTGCTGCTGCTGCTTCTGCATCTTGAACACCACGTCTGCGTGCTTGAATTTCTACTGCTTGAGATGTTGGCACTTTTTCTGGAGTAGCTTGAGTAGCAGCAGAAACTGATGATTTATCAGAAACTTTTGACACTCCAGTTTTAGATTGTAGATTTTTTTCTTGTAAATATCTTTTATCTGCAAATTTTTCTGCGATTGCACGATTATTTCCTGACAGTTTTAACTCTTCTTGGAAAATTTTCTGATAGAGTGGATCTTTTGCTTTTACTTCAGGATCAATTGACTGTCCTTGACTTGTGTTTTCTGTGCCTGCTGGTGCTGCTTGAGATGCTGCTGGTGCTGCCATTTCTCCACCAGTTCCTGTTACTGCTTGATAACCAGATACTGCACCACCACCTGCTTTTTTCCCGAGATATTTACCACCAATATAACCTGCTGCTCCACCAAGGAGACCACCAACTACTGTTCCAACTGGACCTAAGAATGTTCCTAAAGCAGCACCTGCTTTCATTCCAGCGAGAGCACCACCAGCAGCACCAACACCACCACCTACTGCTTCGCCTTTCTTAACTTGTCCTTGTTCTTTTGTAATCTCTCCAGCATCAACTTGTCTTTGTGCCTCAGAGTAATCACCATATGCATCAGCTGCAGCTGTTCCTACTGCTAGTATACCACCACCAACTTTTGCAACTGTACCAAGTTTACCAGCCATTCCTGCTAGTTTGCCTATTTTTCCTGCAGTTCCTGCTGCTTTACCACCACGTCCGAGCAGATCAGCAGCACTACTAAGTAAGCCACCACCTCCACCACCAACACCATTTTCGGCGATAACCTTTAATGCTTCAAGCATTTCTTCAGTACGTTTATCCATTTTTTTAAAATGGTCATCGGTAATTGTATAAAGAGCAGTAATATCTTCTTGTTCTTTTTTCTGTACCTCGAAATGTTCAGTCGCAACTTCTGCTGCTTCCATTTCTTTTTCAGCAGATTGTATTTGATTTAAATTTTGATCAGCGGAACCTTCTTGTTTGTCGCCTGTTCTTGGATCTAAATTTTTAATCGCATCAACAAGTTCTTTTTGTTTCGCAAGATTTTCTTCGCTTACTTTATAACCTGCTTCTCGAATTCTTGCTTCTTCTTCTTGAAGTCGTTTTAATTCTTCACGTTTAGATGCAATTTCTTCAAACAATGAATCAGCAATTTGACGAGAGGTGTCTGCTGATAGTGTCTTTCCTGCTTCTGAATATTGCTGAAAGTCGCCAATAAATTTTTCTTTATCTTGACGACGTTGCTCTTTTGCTTCTGATTTTTCTTTATATGCCTTAGCAATGCCTGTTAGACCCAAACTTTCGAAAAAAGATGAACCAGCTAAACCAGCACCTTCTTTACCACCTGTTACGGATGTTCTTCCTCTCTCATAGTTAGATTTGATACTATCTGCGAGATCTCCTGCAAACTGTCTAAGTTTTATATTTCCAGGTTGATATTCTTCTAGTTTATCTAAGACTAATCTCATTTGTTAATTCTTTCTTGTAATCTTTGTCGTTCTTCTTCTAGATGTTGTAACAACATCGACACATATATCTCCCTCTCAAATGGCATCATATTCTCTAGTTCCTCAAGTGAGTATTTATGATGCTGAACCAAACCGAAATTTATTTGATAGTGATTAAACAAATTTTCATGACTAAGGCAAATTAAAAAAAACTATCTATTCCTTCAATTATATAATCATTATGTGTTTTACATTTGGGACAATCAAATTCAATCTTTTGTTGCAAACGTGGTGTTGTCTCAAAAAACTTTTTAATTTTATCAGTCGGTGCTCTAGGCAAACCCTCAACGAACTTAATTAAATCCTGTTTCTTTTGTTCTTTTGCAGGATAAACAGATTCTGCATCGTAAATGTAATCAATACAGCTTACGATTAGATCTAAAATTTGATCAGGATTTGAAGTATCTAATTTTGAAATATCTTTTAGAATGGAAGAATTCGCATACTTCATAACTACACCAACATCATCAAACAGATCGATTTTATTACTATGACCTTCTGGTCTAATTAGTTCTGGTTCAATCTTAAAAGATATTTTAGTTTTGTCTTTACATTCATTATTTTTACATGTAAATATCAATTCAACTTCTTCACCAACTGATTTAGCACGTAGTTGTGTAAACATATATTCTAAATCAAATATAGCAAGATCGTCAACATTAATATCTTTATCTAAAATACAGTCAGATATAACTGTTTTTAAAGTATCAATCATGTTTAGTTCTTCTTCGCTTTGTTGCGCTAGAAGAAGGTTTTTCTCATCCTTTACTAAGAATGGTCTAAACTTTATTTGCTTTCCAGTAGAAGGCAATGTTGTTGTATAGACAGGATGTTTATACATTGGTAATGTCATTATTATTCCCCTTTAGACATATTGTTAATCAACTTATTCAATTCAGCTGTGCTTCCAACAAATATTGCATTGTTGTTTGTTACACTTTTTTTAGGAGATAAACCATCTTTCGTTTCTTCTAAATTTTGTTTCTGTTTATGAAGATCCATAAGTTGCTGGTTTACATCAGCAAGTTGTTTTATTAAATTTCCAACAACTTCAAAAGCACGTGGATGCTCTGAAGATTTTGCAACTTCAAGAGCACCCATCAAAGCATCTTCTCCCTGTAACAAGAGAAGATGCAAGTTTTTTCTTGTCTGATCAAAATCAGACTCAACTTTTTCCGTAGATGTTTTTACAACATCATCTTGAATAACAAGATTTGTTGTTACACCTACCTTTTCATTTTCAACTTCAATGTCAAAAACTTTACTCAATTCTTTATCAGTCTTCAATTTTCATGCGTCCTTTAGGAACAACAGGAGCATCATCAGGAATTTTAGCAGATGCCATTGGTGATGGTGTTACTGTTGGTGTTGGTGATAATGATGGCATACTTGAACTTATTGGAGATGGAGTTGGTAAACCTACTGATGTTGGAACAGTTGATGCTCCAGCAACTTTCTCTTGCGTTCTACCCCAAGCAGCAATACCTAATACAGCACCCATAGCCAAGTGAAATAAACCTGCACCCTGTAGTGTTAGAGGATTCCATTGTGTAACAGGTTGATGTAATACTGCTTGTAGAATTGACCAAGCTACTGGAAATAAAACCATGTCACAGAAACATACAACCATATACATCCATCCCATAGCAGGACGCCATTTCTTTTGCATCCAATCTTCTTTTGCTTTTTCTTCTGACATAATTACCCTTTCTTTTTATTATTGTTATTATATGTCAATTTCTTGATATGGCCAATCTAATGTACTTCCTGATACATTAAATGATTGAATTCCACCACCAAGTAAATCTTGATATGATGGCGACCCCATATTAAAATCTGGAATATATTGTGAATCATTACTGCTACTTGCTACATTTAATGGTAGCCAATATTTGTATTCAATTGTTACTGACAACTTAGTAATTTCTTTTGATCCCGCACTAAAAGAAATTGGTGCTACTGTTTTAGGATATGCTTCATATAATCTTACAGCATATCTTGGTCTTTCTTCGTTGCTTGCATCTAGTTGATCGATTTCAATTGTTCCAATATAATCTTCATAGTAACTAACCATTCTAGAAACTGGATGAATCATTAGTTGTTGCCACTCATCCCAAAACTTTTTAATATCCAATCTACTATCAAGTATCCACTCCATATTAATTGGTTCAAATTGACGATTGTAAATCACTTCACGTTGTTCGCCATATGTTAGTACTGGGTTTGAAACAAAATTCATTCCTGGCATTGATACACTTTGGCACAACAATCTTAATTTTACATCTGGTGCGTTAGCGACCAAAAATTGTGGTGGTGTGATTGTAACAAGATATCGATTATCTCTTGCTAATCCTTCTTCTTTTACTTGTGCTATAAATTCGTTAATTGATGCCATTAGATTGCCCTTTTAGAATCTCTCCAAACATTGTCTTTATTTGCTCCAACAAACCTTTCTACAGGAAGTAGCATAGCAGTTACCCAATCGTTTGGGTTTATTTCAACAAATCTACTCATTACATGATTATTCAAATACATTTTTACACAAGGTTGTGCTGCTGCAAATTTTGCGCTTCCAGCAATAAGTTGATATTTAAATCTTAATTTTGTTTGTTCTGTTAAGCCAGCTGTTGTTGAAAATTGTAACAATCTATCCAGTAATCTTACACGCAACAAAGGTGGTAAGTAATGAAAGTTTAATCCGTAGAAACCACCTTTTACTTTTCTAAATGGCAAAACTAATGGAAATCTGTCATAATATGGTAATGTATCTTTGTGTTTTGGGTCATAGTAAAACAGATACATTCCTCCAGGAATCATAGTTGATGTTAATGTTCCATCACGTAAAACTTTTTGTGGAGTTGCTGTAGATAGTTTTTTAATTTGTGCTGTGAACCACTGTTGCGACTTTTTAGCAGCAGATATATCATATGCGCTATCGTTAAAGATAGATTCTAATTTACCAGTTGATTGTTTTTTCATTCAATTATTTAGTCTTATACCAATTATTTGTTATTCCAAGATTCTTTTCTGTTATAATTAAAAATTCCCAACCCCTGTCTTTTGCGTATTCTTTTGCTGCTTTCCATTTGGCTTCATTTTTACCCCACGTTACAACTTCTTCAAGATACCTTTTTGTAACTCGCCTCTGGACTACAGGTGGTTTTGTTTGGATTTCTGGTTTTATTTCAATTAAATAAGTTTTTAGTACCCCAGTTTTATCTTTAATTTGAATTTGAAAATCAACAAAGTATCTGTGCAGCTTATTGTCAATCGGCGAAATATATGGAATAACAGTCTCCTCCGATCGCCATTTTGTGACATTCGGTTTTTCGTCTGCCCAAATCATAAAACGCAATTCCCAACTACTTCTATAAATTATATTTGTTGGATCGCCATCATATTTTTGGGGATGTTTTGGTCTGAATTTGCCTTTGTGAAACATGAATAAATAATATTAAATAACAACCACCTATATTTAGGACTATCATGGCAGAAAGAACAACACCTCCACAAACGCCAAAAATAACAAGAGAGACCGCATTAGATCGAAGTAAATACAATGTGGAAAATTTACACTACCCAATAGATCTCTTTAGTAGTCAAGGTGGTGAAATTGGAAAAGTAGGTCAGAACTTTTTTAATCAATCATACTTAAATTATGTTGTTTTTTATATTAATGTTTCTGAACAATCTCGTGTTTTCTCAGAAGGAAAAATTGGTGTAGTTGGTGATGTAGATAAAACAGAACAAAATACTGTTCAAGGAAAACAAGTAAGCATGGGACAGGCTACTGGTGCTGCTGCAACTGGTGGTGCTGTAGTTGGTGGTGTTACTGGAGCATTCGCTGGTGCTGGGCAGGGAGCAAGTCAAATTGGCACAAGTGGTGGAACAGCAAGGTTTTTAAAAGGAACTGTTGGTTCTGCTGGAGCTGGCGCAGTTACAGGTGGTGCTACTACTGGAGCAGCTGTTGCTTACGGTAAAATTCTAGAAAATGCTCCAGGAATGAGTGGTCTTAAAGCAACACAAAAAATTAAACGTCTAAGAAATGCTATTGCTTTACATGTCCCTAATGAAGTAAATGTAGGTTATAGAGCTACATATGGTGAGGAAGAACTTGGTGCTATTTTTGGAGCAGCAGCAGAAGCAGGAACGAATCCTAATGCTGGCGCAATGGCAACTGGAACAGGTGGTGCTGTTGTAAAGGGATTTGAAATGAATCCTGCTAGAAGCATGCTTTCAGCTTTATATAAAGCAGCACCGAATCCAAGAAAAGAACAACTATTTAAATCTATGGAATTTCGTAGATTTTCATTTAATTATCAATTTGCTCCAAGATCACCAGAAGAGGCAGCGAATGTAAAAAGAATTATTAACACATTTAAATTTTACATGCATCCAGAGTTTCAAAACAATGTAAACAAAATGCTTTATTTGTTTCCTTCTGAGTTTGATATTGTGTATTATTTTGGAGATAGAGAACATCCTCATTTGAATAGAATTTCAACTTGTGTCCTTACAGATTTACAAGTTAATTACGCACCAAATGGACAACTAGCGACACATCCAGATGGATTTCCAACACAAATAAATGTGCAAATGCAATTTTTAGAACTGGAAACATTAACCAAAGAAAGATTCTTAGGTCAAGGTCCAGATGGAAAAGCAAATTTCAGCAGTCAAAATTTTGCAGATGCCAACTTAGCGTCATTCTAATATGTCATACTTTAAAAATTTTCCTGTAGCAGTTGTAGATTTTTCTGAATTTGGAGAGGAACCAAAGGAGTATTTAATTTCTGACATAATTACTAATGTTAGAGTTAAAACAAATCTATTTGCTAATCTTACATTTTATGAAGAATATGATATTAGGGATGGAGAAAATCCAGAAATAATTTCTGAAAAATTTTATGGAACTCCATATTATCATTGGATTATTATGTTAACAAATGAAAGATATGATTACATAAATGATTTTCCTCTTCCTCAAAAACAATTAGAAGTTTTCATTGATGAAAAATATGGAGCAGCAGCAAATAATATAAGACATTATATTTCAACTGCAGGATATATTGTAATGTCAGATTATGTTAATGAACTTGGTGTTGCTGATGCGACACCAGTAACTAACTTTGAATATGAGGTTGATAAAAACGAATCTAAAAGAAGAATTAAAATTATTCCTGCAGATATACTTGGCGAAGTTATACGACAGTTTAGAGAGATTCTAAAATAATGAGTTCTGAAGTTGAAAAAATTAAATCGGCTGGCGATTTTCAATTAATTGATGTAAAAATTGGATCTGTTAAAGGCACAATTTTTGATGTATTCAATTTTGTAATCGACATTAATATTTACGAAGACATGTATTCACCAACAATGTCTGGTAACATCACATTAAATGATGCGCAAGATCTCGTTAATTTAATGCCAATGATTGGTGAAGAAAAACTTTTGATTACATTTAAAACACCTTCTATTGATGAAAAAGATGGGTTATACGAACAAGAGTTTTACATTTATAAAATGACAGATAGAAAATATACAGCTGAAAGAGCAGTTGAATATACTTTACATTTTGTTTCTTTCGAAACAGTGAGAGATTTAAATGCTAAAGTAAGTAAAGGATTTGCTGGGACTATTAGTACAGTAGTTGAACAAATTTTAAAACAAGAGTTAAGAACTGATAAAAAAATTAACATTGAAAAGACTAAAAATACAACAATGTATGTATCTAATTTTTGGACGCCATTTACAAATATAAATTTTTTAGCAAAAAGATCTTTATCTCAAGAAACTGAATCTGCGAATTTTATATTTTTTGAAAATAATAGAGGATTTAATTATGCAAGTATAGACACTTTGCTATCACAAGATCCAAAAACAAAATATATTTATGATAACAATTCAAGAGATCCATCTGCAGATGGTGGTGGTTCTTCTAGAGATATAGCAGAAACATTATCAAGAATCAATTCAGTTAAAATTAACACAGCATTTGATTATATGAATAGAATTCAATCTGGTATGTATAAATCTAGATTAATTACACATGAGATTGTAACAAAAACATATAATGTACAAACATTAACATACGAAGATGAATTTAAAAATCACAACCATTTAAACAAATATCCATTGTCAACTGTAAATTTACCATCAAAAACTTTTGCATTTTTAGATGTTAAACCAAGAGCATTAGAAAATTTTAGTAATTTCAAAACTGATAAAATGAAAACATGGTATTTAAAAAATATTATGCATATGAACGAAATAAATGCTTATTACATGGATATTACTGTTCCAGGAAGAAGCGACTTGTGTGTCGGCGATGTTGTTGATGTTTATATGTATCGTCCAACACCTTTCAATCAAAAAGATCAGGAAGAACAATTACTTGATAAAACATTTTCTGGTAGGTATATGATTGCTTCTTTATGTCATAATTTAAATAGAGAAAAACATGAAATACACATGTCCATAATTAAAGACTCATTAATTGTTGATTTAACAAAAGAAGGTTCGGAATGATACTTTATACAGGTGTTGTTGAAAATAGAATTGATCCTGCTCGATTAGGACGCTGTCAAGTTCGAGTAGTAGGATTACACACAGAAAATAAAAAAGATTTACCAACAGAGTTATTGCCTTGGGCATACCCAATGCAACCTGTAACTTCTGCTGCGATGAATGGTATTGGTTATACACCTCTTGGTCCTGTTGAGGGAACATGGGTTATTGTGTTTTTCCGTGATGAGGAAAAACAACAACCAATAATGATGGGAACTATTGGTGGCATTCCACAAAATACAGAAATTAGCACAAACTATTTAAATGATGGTGATGATTATTTAATTAAAACAGATGGACAAGTAGAAACAGGTTCTAGTACTCCACAACAACAAACCGAAGGTGGATCAAACAGCACAACGCCAACACAAGAAGATCAACAACAAGTAGCTGAACAAACAATTGGTGTTTTAACTGATGGTGATATAGAAAAATATAAAATTGCTGTTGCTAGATTAGAAACAACTTCTGAACCTGGAGGTTCTTTAGAGTTTGGAACTAAAGGTGTTCTTGGTGCACAAAATTATGGTGCTGTAAATGCACAAGGACGTATTGGTAAATATCAAATGACTGGACCAGCATTAAACTCTCTTGGTTATGTTGGAAGAACATTAAACGCAAACGGAGAAACGGAACCACCATCTAATCAAAAACTTGCTGATAATACAATTTGGCAAGGTAAAAGTGGATTAAAATCTGTTACAGAATTTCTTGGTAATGCAGAAATACAAGAAAAAATTATGGAAGAATGGACACGTTTTAATTACAATGAATTAAAGCGTTACGCATTAATTGATGATAAAACTGATAAAAAAATAATTCTTGGTTATTTACATGCATCGCATCCAGATGGAGTATCTCGTTCTAGAGCATTGAAATCAGGACAAGATGTTCAAGATGGATATGGTAATACAACAACTGAATTATACAAAAATGGATATGCTTCATTAGAAGGAGATCCGCCAAAAACATTACCTCAAAATGTGCCAGCTGGTGTTGATGCAAATACTGTGCCGATTGGTGAAAAGAATCCTGATGGTACAGTTTCTAATGGTGGACCAGGAGTTCCACAGTTTGGTTTTAAAGATCCATTCAGTAAATATCCAATAAAAGAATTACTAAATGAGCCAGACACAAATCGTTTGGCTAGACATGAACAAGTATCTAAAACAATTGTTGGATTAAAAGATTCAACAAGAACAACGAAAGTTCCAGTAGCTATTACTAAGGCAACTTGGAATCAACCAGAGTCACCATATAATGCAATTTATCCATACAATCATGTGTATCAATCAGAATCTGGACACGTGCAAGAATGGGACGACACACCAAATAATGAGCGAATTCACACTTATCACACTAAAGGCACTTTTACTGAAGTAGATGCCAATGGCACACAAGTAAATCGTATTGTTGGAGATGGTTATTATGTTGTTGATAGAAATGGATATTTGTATATTAAAGGTGCATATAACTTAACAGTTGATGGATCTACTAATGTTTTCTTTAGAAGTGATGCTAACATTGAAGTAACAGGAGATGCTAAAATCTATGCTAAGAACAACGTAGATATGCGTGTTTCTGGAAAAATGGATTTGTCCGTTTTAGAAGATTTAAACATCAGATGTAAAAATTTCAATTTAGAAACTGTTGAATCTGCTAATGTAAATACTACTACAACATTAAATTTATTGTCTAAAGAAGATACGAATATCGTATCTAAACAAAATTTATTTTTAACAACTACACAAAACACAAATATCAAAGCCAAAGGTAACTTGTTTTTGACTAGTAACCTTTCGACAAACTTTAAAGTTAAAAGTATTCTTAACATAACAGCAGACAAAAATATAAACATGCGTTCAGAAGACGACATGAACATTGCTTGTTTCTCTATTTTAAATATTCGTGGTTCTGCTGTTGCGACACGTGCTAATCAGCGTTTTGATATTAGTTCTGGTACAAATGTGAACATTGTTGGTTCTGGTAGAATTGGTTTAAACTCTGGTGGACTTGGTGCATTACCACCACAGAGTATTACTACTGCTTCTGAAGCAACTGATGCTACTGAAGTAGATGTTACAGATTTAGAAGAAGCAGAAGCAAGAGAAACTCCAGTAAATTCTAAGTTTGAGCACTTAGCATTACCACCAAGAGGTGCTTCTGCAGCAACACAATTCGAGGCTCCAGAAGATGGCGATCCAACTGCATTCGTAGAAGGAAAAAGACAGAGAGGCGATATGCCACCAACAGATCAAAATCCAAAAGAAGTTGAGGGTTCACCAAAACCACAAGGAATACCACCAGAGGGTAAAGCTGTATCTTGTGAAGCATTTAAAGATATGACAGAATTCCCACTGAATACTAAATTGTCAGACAATTTCTATCTTGGCGACTTCGTTCCAGGTGGTGGTAAAGGATACATCAATGGCGCATCTTTACCACATAAATTACAAGACCAAGCAGGTTTAACTAAAGCGCAAATTATATGTAATTTAAAAGCATTGGCACAAAATACTATGGAAGCAATTATTAAAATTGTCCCGAAATCAGACATAATTATCACTTCTGGTTATCGACAACTTGGTTTACTTCGTGTTGAAAGCGCATCATCACAGCATCCAAGAGGTATGGCTTGCGATATTGTATTAAGAAAATCAGCAACTGATCGTAAAAAACATCATGATTTGATACAAGAAATTGCTGCTAAAGTTCCACACGATCAGTTAATTTTAGAATATCAGGATCCAAATGTAGTGTGGATTCATGTATCATACAATGGACAGGGTAATCAAAGGAAACAAGATTTTACTATGAACAATCACAAGACCTATGCTGGAACATATCCAAATGGTGGTCATAAACTAATCGTATAATATATGGCAAGCGTAGCATTACAAGGAGTTTCAACAGTTGGTGGAGGTGTTCTACTTGGGAACATTAGCGCAGATGTGTTTGTAAATGATAGAATACCAGGAGTCATTGGAACAAGAGCTGCGTCACATGGTCGAGCACCACACAACGCACCAGTAATAACCCAAGGACATCCTAATGTTTTTGTTGGAAATATTCGTCTCTCTTTTGCGGGTGCTGCAACAAGTTGTGGCCACCCAGTAGCAGGTGGATCAGCAAATGTCAGTGTTGGATAAACTGCAATGTCAATTAAAGAACTTGATGATCAAAAGAAAGACTTTGTTAAAACATATACCGCAAGGGAATTGTTTGACTTAGTATTTACAGACTATAAAAATGCACCATCCGAGTTGGCTAAGATTCCAAACTTAGAAAATTTGGCTAAACAAAGAGTTTCTCAGTTGGTAAATGCAACTGGTATTCCTCCCAAAGTTGTTGAAGACTTTTTTGAAATTGTTCAGGAAGTTAAAATTGAAGCAGTAATTATTCAGGAAGAAGCAGAAGCTGTTGCTGCAGCAGCAGAGGCATCAGCATCAAGTTCTGGTGGTGACTCAGGTGGTGGTGGTGGATAAACGAATAAATAACAAATATGGCTACAATTAACAGAACAACTCAAATATTTAGAGATTTCGATCTCGCATTTGCATCACATCCAAACACCAAAGATTTGGCAATAAAACGCAATCAAGATGCAGTCAAACAATCTCTTAAGAATTTAATTCAAACACAGTATTTTGAGAGACCATTTCACAGCGAAATTGGTTCTCCTGTTAGAGCATTATTATTTGAACTAGCAACCCCATTAACAACCAACGCAATTAGACGTGGAATTATTGATGTAATTTCTAACTTTGAACCAAGAGTTCGTCTTGAAGATGTTCAAGTCTTTGTAAAAGATGAAACAAATGAGTGCAATATTTCTATAACATATTCAGTTGTTGGTTTGCAAACTTTAGAACAACTCGACTTAACATTAGAGAGAACAAGATAAAATGGCTGACTCAACAAAACTAAGAGTAACAGAATTAGATTTCGATACAATAAAAAGTAATCTAAAAGATTATTTACAATCACAAACTGAGTTTACAGATTATGATTTTGAAGGATCTGCGCTATCAAATCTTTTAGATTTATTGGCATATAACACACATTACAATGCGATATATGCTAATTTTGTAGCTAACGAAGTTTTTTTAGATACTGCTGTAAAAAGATCATCAGTAGTTTCTTTAGCAAAACATTTTGGTTATACACCAAGATCTATCCGCTCACCAAAAGCAAAAATCAATCTTTCTGTAGTAACAGCTGGCGCACCACAATCTCTTTTGTTACCAATTAATACACCATTCGTAACAACTATCGATGGATTTGATTATACATTTTATAATCGCAGTAATATTATTGTTTCTCCAACATCAACAAATAATTTTACATTTTCTAATGTAGAAATTGTTGAAGGAACACCATTATCATACAGATATACTGTTGCTAATAATCAAAAAATTTTTATTTTACCAAACTCTAATATTGACACATCAACATTAACAGTCGAGATACAAAATAGTGTGTCAGATGCTACAAGAACAACGTATACTTTAGCTGAAGATATTGTTGCTGTTTCTTCTACTGATACTGTTTATTTTCTTGAGGAAACACGTGATGGTGTTTATCAAATAGTTTTTGGTGATGACACAATTGGAAAAGCATTAGCGAATGGAAATATCGTAAATGTAACATATCTAATATCTAATGGTATTAAATCAAATGGTGCGACATCATTTACATTAGGTAGTTCTGCTGGATTTACAATTTCGTCAGCTACAATAACATTAGTACAGAAAGCTGCTGGTGGTAAAGAATCAGAATCTGTAGAATCTATTCGCTACAATGCTTCTAGATTTTTTACAACACAAAATCGTGCTGTTACTGCGGAAGATTATAAAAATATTATTTTGGCGGAATACTCTGATATCGATGCTATATCTGCTTGGGGTGGCGATGAAAACGAACCACCAATTTATGGAAAAGTTTTTATTAGTGCTAAACCTACCAATGGTACAACATTGTCTAATGAGTTGAAGACAGAATTAGGAAGAGTTTTACAAAAGAAAAATGTTGTTGGTATTACACCAGAGTTTGTTGATCCAGAAATTTTGTATTTAACAATCAACACAAAATTTTATTTTGATCCATCGAAAACAACACAACAACCATCTACTATTCAAGCGAATGTAATCTCAGCCATTAAACAATTTAGAGATGCATATCTTGATAATTTTGATACAATTTTTAGAAAAAGTAAATTTAGTAGGTCTGTTGATTATACTAACAAGGCAATATTAAATAGCAATACAGATGTAGAAATTTACAAAATATTAAAAATTAATACTGAGAATCCAGTAAACTATACTGTTAGTTTTGTTAATCCAGTAAACTCTATATCGAGCACAGCATTTAGATTGTATAATGATTCAGAATTATATTACATGGAAGATGATGGTGTTGGAAATATTAGAAGATTTCACTACAATAATAATCAAAAAATTTTTGATTCATTAACATTTGGAACAATTGATTATGAGAAAGGAATTATAAGAATTCCAACAGTTGCTATTTCTTTATTAACAGATAATTGCAAAATTTTCGCAAAACCAAAACTACAAGACATTAATGCACTAAGAAATCAAATTTTAACTATTTTAGATTCTGACATTACTGTCGAAGGTAACGCTGACACAAGAAAACCATTGGTACGATAAATGACTATCGCTAAAGCAAATCCGTCAACAGTTGTTGATTATCAAGCACCTGAGTTTATTCGCTCAGATTATGCTAAATTCATTACATTTTTGCAAAAGTATTATCAATATCTTGAGCAATCGGAAAAAGCACTTGGTGTAATAAGAAACTTAGAAACATACAATGATATCGATGAACAAAACGATGATGATATTGTTACCACTTTTTACACATTGTTTCTTCCAGACTTCCCTCAAGTATTAAAAGCAGATAAGAAATTTATTCTTAAAAACATCGTTGAGTTTTATAATTCAAAAGGTTCTATTGACTCTGTTAAATGTTTTTTTAGAATTTTATATGGTGAAGAAGTTGAGGTATATTTACCAAAAGTAGATGTTTTGAAATTAAATGCTGGTGTTTGGACAAAAGTATTTAAAATAAAAATATACAATCTTTCTTCTGGAACTATTGATAAACTTGTAAATTCTGAAATTTATCAAGTTGATGCAGTAAATGGTAATGTAACTGTAAGAGCAAGAGTAGTTGATTATGATCCAACTGATGATGTATTGTATTTAACCGCAGATAATGTTATTTTAAATTTTTCATCTATATCAATAGTTTATGCAGTAAATTCTGATGGCACTTCTGTTACATTTAACTTAAGAACTCAATTAGCGGAAACAACAGTATCTTATTCTGGTCTTGGTTATATTCCAGGCGATGATGCAATTTTAGCTACATCAGTATCAAACACCGAAGATATTAAAGTTGAAGGAATTACTGCTGGTTTCGTTCAAGATATTGTTCTAGAGAATGCTGGAGATAATTATTCTATTTTTGATACAGTTTCTTTTGGAACATTGAACGAAGGAGATCGTGCTGCTACAGCAAAAATTGCAAGAACAATTAACAAAGATCTTGTTTCTGAAATTGGTGGTGTAAACTGGATCGACGCAGAGGACAAAATCCTTTTTGAAAATGATTTTGAACTGCGTCAAGAAATGGGAAATTTTGGTTCTGAAATTTCTACATCTAACTTAAAAATTTCTGATGAGACATCTACAAATATTAACACAGGTTCAATATCTTCAGCAGAATTTGGATTTTTATTAGAGCAGCAAGGCGATGAGATTGTGACTTATACAAGATCATCGTACACATACAATCAAGGATTGTTTAGAGCAATTATTCCTAGAATTGGAGCTACATCAAACTATTCAATTAATTGGGCAAGAAATGAAGGAATTGCGATTGAACTTGTTGATGAAGAATTGTGGATTGGAACATCACAATGCACAACAGGAACACCATCATGCCCAGGAACTGTAATTATTGAGTTTGATACACAAACAGATTATAATGCATTAGAAAGAATTGAAGCAACCAACAGATCTACAGTAAATGCTCCAATTGTTTCTACCCTTATGGGAAAATATACTGAAACAAAAATATTAGATCAAAAAATTGGCGAAATATCTGAAACAAAACAAATAGGTGTTTATAAATTTGGTCAAGAGACACTTTCGTCATTATATCCATTTTCCGAAGCAGATCATAGTGTTGAAAGACCAATTGTTTACATTAGAGAAAGAAATACACTTTATGGTCATGACTTAAATACTACAAGACCATGGGAATATAAGTTTATTTTTAAAAAAAATGCTAAAGTAAATTGTAAAATTTTTGTAATGCCAGTACAGTATGACATAAGAGCAACATTAATTTTAGACGAAGACGGTAGCGATTATATTTCTGAAACAAATTCTAATGATATTTTTATTTTAGAAAACTGGGAACAAACAATTAATGTAACAGGATTTGATCCTTTTGCAGCTGTTTCCTCAAACCAAATTCTTTTACCAAATCATCCATTTAAGCAAGGTGAGATCGTTCGTTTTAACACTACTGAGGGTTCTAGTGTTATGGGTGGCGCAACTGATGGAGAATTATTTTACGCATATGTGGTTGATAGTAATAACATTAAACTGATTCCTTATGGAAGAGAAAATTTACACTATCAATTGTTTAGAACAATTACCGCAGCAGGTTCCTCTGGAACAAACACATTGTGTTCTTTTGTTGGCAACCATGTAACTAATGGTGTTGATTATACATCCAGTAGTGTTGAGGAATCAGCAATTTCTATTTATGCAAGAAAGCGTTCATGTGGTTCACGTGATTTGGATTTAAAATATAATTTAGACCCAAACATTCCAACAGATTCTGATACAAATTTAAAAACAACATACCCATATACTGTTGATAACAAAGTATATCTATTTCAATCAATTAATGAAAGTGTAGATTATATTATTATGGAACGTGCTGATTTTAATACAAGCGATCAAGTAAATATTGAATTTGAAATAGACAAACGCAGCGAAAACGAATCAGAAGGATATGTTGCTTATCCATATCTTGCATCAGAAACTTCTTCTACAAGAGTTATTCAACACAATAATGAAATTGAAATTCCAGATTTCAGTTCTGTTCGTGTTATGATTGAAAGAAAATCTTTGCAATCTGTAGATGATATTAATCGTGGTGAACGAAGATTATTTAAATCTTGGGATGATTACGCAGAAATAAGTCCAGCTCAAGAATTGTTTGAAGTCGCTCAACCAACCTATAATGATGAATACAGTGAAACTCCATATTTAACAGTAGCATATCCAACGAACACATCAGATTATGTTTCAGGTCCATCAGAATTTTCCAATATAAGTTCAACTGTTATGGTTGCATCTTCAAAGAACAATTCAGTTTATTTTACAGATGGTACTGGTGCTGGATCTTTTAAATTTGCAGCAGAATTTGATGAACAAAGAAGAATTAGTATTATTGAACAAGAATATTATGATAATACATCTCTAATACCTACTGCAGAAAATGGTCCATTGGGAATTACTTCTTCTAGTTTTGGTGCATATAAGAGTAACGCAAAAAGATATTTTACAATTGGATTTTCTTTGCCAGAAGAATTAAATGTTTATTTTGATATTCCATTTGAGGTCAATTTAAGAAACATTATTGACAGTTTATCACATACTACATCAGTATCTAAACGTGATACTAGAGAATATATCACAATGCAGGATTCTATATTCTCTGGTGAGTCGGTTTATCTTGCTGAAGATGGTGAGTATTTAGCATACGAAATAAATGATTTTGGATTTAACTCACTAGCCGAAGGCAATTTATCTATACTAGAATCAACAGTAATGATAGAATTTTATTCTCCATCTTTGCCATCAGCAGATCCAAAGAAACATGTTGTGTTTTATGCTAATAAGGCAGAGTATACAAAAGTTTCAAGTGATGTTCAAAGAACAGTTTATCAATTCTATAATTGTTGGTCGCCAAACTCAATTGTTGTTCCAGATACAACAATAAGAGATTACACTGTTTCGATTAGAGCATTACATAAATCAGATACAATAGTTGAAAAAATCTCTGATAGTGGAATGTTAACAATCAATCCCACACTATCAGTTGTTGATAATGCATATGTTTCGCCTTTTGTTAGAGATTTATACATTAGAAAGGGCGAAAATGATTATGGTAAATATGTTAAATTGTATTCAACTCAAGCTGATGCTGTTGCTGACACAAATTCTCTTGTTCCATTTTCACTAGGAAATGATTTTGGCTCTAATAATGATGGTAATGAATTATTTTATAATCCTATTGTTTCTGGGACAACTGTTAATTCTGCAATAAACAATCCAGTAAATGCATCTTTTATGGGCATGATCACAGATGATAATATCTCTATTTCTAGATATTTTGATCCATCATCAGATGTAACAACAGGAACACCTGGAAGTATTAGTATAGCAAATCATGGTTTTGCTGATGGGTCTTGGGTAAGATTTAGATCAGATTTTAATGGCACAAAACCAACAGGATTGAATGATGATACTACGTATTATGTTAAAGTAGTAAACGCAAACACAATTAGATTAGCAACATCAAAAGATAATTACAACTCATCTACTTTTGTAAATATTACTGCGTTTGGAACTTCTGGAAAAACATGCTCACTACAAACTATTCCACAGTCATTTACCTACAACTCGGTAAAAGAAAATTCGTTTGACACTAGAAAATATATTGATAATGTTCAAATAACAGGAATAAATACAGTTTCTGGTATCTTAACAACAGCATCAGAACATACGTTAAGAACTCTTAATACAATGACATACAATACAACAGGAAATCCTATTGGTGGATTGCTTGCTGGAATAGTTTATTATGCTATTTTTGTAACAGAGAATCAGTTAAGAATAGCAGCAAACAAAAATGATGCTCTTGCTGGAATTTATGTTCAAATAACTTCTTCTGGTTCTGGTGTACACACAATCGAAATTGATGGATCGAACGGCAACATGCTCGCCGATTCATCAAACAAAGAGCAGTTTTTCTATACGCCAAATTATAAAAATTATTTTAAAAATGGTGATGAAGTTGAGTTTAGGCAACAAAGAGTTTTAAGTCCAGGAATTGTTTCTGGTCAAACAATGTATGTAAAAGATTCAATAAGTACAGGAACACAAGAACATTTCACATTGACATCAAACTCTAATGGTTCAACAATAAATTTTGGAACTGTCTCTACGAATGCAGCAGGAGTAAATGTATCTACTGATATAATTACTGCATCTAATCATGGGTTTTATACTGGCGAAGAGTTAACATATTCTACTACTGGAACATCAATTCAAAGATCTGTTGGAAATATACCATCTACTGTTTATGTAATTCGTGTCAATTCAACAACATTTAAACTTGCAACAAGTTTGGAAAACGCATTAAGTTCAATTGCAATCGATATTACTGGAGCAGGAACTGGAACACATTATTTCTATAGAACAAATATTACAACTGCTTCTGAGATTGCTGAAGTAATTCCTCTTTCGACAAAACCAAATGCAGGAATGGCTGCGAATCCATCAACAACTGGAACTGGATATGAAGAATTTACGATTATGTTCTCTGATTCTTTACAAACAGAAACAGGTGTAATTGATCAAATAGTGTTAACATCTCCAGGATCCTATAAAAGACTTCCAGAAATGTCTATTAATGTTGGACCAAGAAATGGTTCTGGTGCAGTAGTTTATCCAATTATTAAAGACATTGGAAGATTAAGAACATTAGAAATATTAAATGGTGGTTTACATTCTGTAAGTAGAACATTATTATTGCCTGCAACATTTTTAGGAACAAATGCAACAGGAACATTTATTGATGGAGAAACAGTTAAAATTGGTTCAACAGAGATTGGAACATTTGTTTCTAAAATTGGAAGATACTATAAAATAAAACCAAATGGTGGCGCAACGATCGTTGCTTTTGGCAATACATTGATAGGTGTTACATCTGGTGCTACAGTTGTAGTTGGAAGAACATATTCTATTACTTCAGTTACAATATCATCAACTCCTGTATTTACAACCAGCACAAAACATTATATTTCCAGAGGCGACAAAGTTAAAATTTCTGGTTTAGCTGCACAAGGAGTTGCCAATGGTTTATATTATGCGTCACCAATAACAGATACAACATTTAGATTATTTACAAACTCTGGACTTACAACTTTTGTTACTACCTCTGGCGCAGCATATGTAAGTGGTGGTACTATTGAAATTGGTCTTTATATCGCAGAGGCTACAGCCTCTCCTGGATCTATAACTACATCAACAGCAAATGGATCTACAGTTAACTATGAAGGCGATAAACAGTTAATAAACACGACAATGAAATTACAAGATTCTTATTATTATCAAGATTATTCTTATGTCGTAAGAGGTTCTAATACATTTGAGAATTGGAAACCATACTTTAATAGATTAGTTCATCCAGCTGGAATGGCTGTGTTCGGCGAAGTCGACTATTTTGTGGTAAACAATGGAAATGAAAAACTAGGAAACACAGAGGTTGTTGGAAGTTCAATAAATAATACAAGCACTGCAATTATAACAGAAATGACTACATAAAATGCCACAGTACGCAATTATTAAACAAAAAACTAAAGCAAGAAATGCTGGAAACTACGCAGCACAAATAGCTGATGGTGATACATCTTTATATTTTTATTTTGGAAATCCAGTATCTTGGGCAACAGTTCCTGGTGGTTCTAATAATGATACAAATCCCCCAGCACCAAAAGATACAGTAATTGTTGAAAAACAAATTTGGGATGGAATTATTGGTTTAAAGAAAATAACATCGGCTGACTTAAAGCGTGGTTTTAGAAGAGTAAATTGGGTAAATGGGCAATATTATGATATGTATAGAGATGATTATGATGGATCAACAGTTACTGGTGTAAGTCTTGCTGGTGAATATACTAACACTAAACCATTATCATTGGCTCGTTCAAACAGCTTAGTTTTAGTGGATGATGCTGGTGTTTTTAAATTATATCGTTGTATTGATAATAGAAGCACTACAACAGGAAACCCAATAGCATCGACTACTAAGCCAACATTTACAACAGCAAATATTCAAACTCTTGCTGATGGTTATAAGTGGAAGTTTATGGGCGAATTAAGTTCTACAGATATATCTAATTTTTTAACAACAAGTCATTGCCCATTACCAAGTGTTGCTGCTACTGCTGGCGCATCTGGTAATGCTACTGCTGTTGTTTTGACTAGTCGTGGTGAAGGTTATACTTCAGCCCCATCACTTACTGTAAAAGGAGATGGCACTGGTCTAACATTAGGAACACCTGTTGTTGTATCTGGACGTGTAGTTTATATTCCAATTACTAGTGTAGGAACAGGTTATACTTATGCAACAGTAACATTTTCTGGTGGTTCTCCAACAACAGCAGCGACTGCTAAAATTATTGTAGCACCTACTGGTGGTTTCGCTAGTAATATAGAACAAGAATTTGAACCAAATTTTCTGCTTATTTGTGCATCTAACGAAGAGACTGATGATTATTTTACAACAAGAGGAAATGCGCCCACACAGTATGGAACCTCTGATGTCACTGGTCTAACATATCGTGTTGTTGGATTATTGGAAAATCCATACAATTATGGAACTACAACTGTTTCAACATCTAGTTTGTTAACAAACTTTAAAGAATACAAAACTAATATTATGTCAGGTTCTATCTCTTATGCTAATAGACTTACAACAGCGACAAGTGGATTGAGTAATCCAGTTGCTACTGTGGTTTCTGTTAGAGATAATACATCTTCTATTGTAAACACATTATCATTTAACGCAGCAACTGCTGTGAATGGAACAACTAATGAATTGACTTCTGTTGGACATAATCTGATTACTGGCGATTCCTTGTTATATAATAATAATGGTGGAACATCTGTTGTTGGTTTAACTAATGGTCAAACTTACTATGCAATTAAAATTAGTGTTGATATAATTAAATTAGCAACAAGTTATGCTAATGCAACACTAGGAAGTGCTATATCAATTACACCTGGAATTGGTCTTGGTCATACATTGACGCAAACTGTAGTTCAGAAATATGTTGGAATGCTGCAAACGACAGAACAATTGATAGAAAATAATCCAATTACTTCGGGCAATTTATTAACAAGAACAGATAATGCAGCGTCATTATATGTTGGACCATACGTATCGTTTAATGGAAGTTCCTTAGGAATTGTTGGTGTTGGAACTGATATTTTAACCATTCCAGGACATCCATTTAAAACTGGAGATTCAGTTGTTTACAGTTCTGGTGCGGGAACTGCTATAAGTACAACAGGTTCCGTCTTAGTTTCAGGAAATACATATTATGTAATTAGAATTTCTACAAATGAAATTAAATTAGCAACATCTTTAACACTTGCTAACACTGGGGTTGCTATCGATATAACTGGTGCTGGAACTGGAACAACACATACACTAACATACAGTGGAAGCGATAGTGTATATAATCCAACTGTTCAAAAATACAGTGGAAATATAATTTTTACAGAATACAGAAATGCTGTGACTAGAAGCACAGTAAGAGAAAAGTTTAGATTTGTTCTAGAGTTTTGATAAATATAAAAGATTACCATTCGGAGAAAAATAAATGAATTTTAATGTAGCTCCATACTACGATGATTATGCTGAGGATAAAAAATTCCTTCGTATTTTGTTTCGTCCTGGATATTCACTACAAGCACGTGAATTAACACAAGCCCAAACAATTTTACAAAAACAAGTTCAGAGAATCGGCGACTATATTTTTCAAAATAAGTCTAGAGTCATTCCTGGAGCTACCACTTTTGCTGGCTGTGCTTCTATTAAACTTGAACCATTAGAAGTCGATAGTGGTGTAAACTTAGATACTTTTATTAGAGCAGTTGATGGAGTTACAGTAGTCGGAGAAACAACAGGTGTTCGTGCTGTTATTATTCTTTGTGAACCATCTACATCAGTTGGTGACCCAGCATTACTTTACATCAATTATCTTTCTGAAGGATTCAATGGCGAACGTGAATTTGCTCAGAATGAAATTTTAACATTTACAGTTGTTCCAGTTAAAACTGTCAACGACCAAAATGTGGAAGTAGAATCAAATCCAACATACACAAATCCAATTAGTGGTGAAGTAACAACTGCTTCTGTTGGTTCTTATCGTGTTCGTATTCAAAATTCTTCTGACTATCAAGAAAAAGCAACTATTGCTGTTCTTGAAACTGGTATTTTTTATGTCGATGGGGCATTTGTTAAAGTTAATGCGCAAAAAATTTCGTTGGCGAAATACAGTAATGAACCAACTTGCATGGTTGGATTAGATATTGTAGAAACAATTGTTACGCCAGAAGAAGATAGCTCTTTATTAGATAATGCGACTGGCGCACCAAATTATACAGCTCCAGGTGCCCATCGTTATAAAGTTGAACTCGTATTAAATAAAAAAGAAATCGGGTTTGAATCAGAAAATTTTATTTTATTATTGACACTTCGTCGTGGTATTTTAGAATATTCAGCAAAAGGCACAAATCTTTCATATTTAGAAACATTACTTGCTCGTAGAACATATGATGAATCGGGCGACTATACTGTTCGACCATTTGAAATTGAAGTTAAAGAACATAGAGATTCAGACCAAGGGTCATGGACAGGTATTACAAATTATCAAGTTGGTGATGTGGTTTTTTATACAAATCCAACAACAAACGCAATTAACTATTATGTATGTTTGGACAATGGTGTTTCTGGTACAAGCGCACCAACACACTCATCAGGAGCAGTTAGTGATGGTGGCGTTCGCTGGAGATATACCCCAGAAGCCAAATATGATTATGGACTTTACAGCGATTCCGAGGGTGGTGATACAGATAAAATCGCATTTGGTGTAAAAGATGGTAAAGCATTCGTTAAAGGATTTGAATACGAAACTAGTGGTGTTCGTTATATTGAAGCACCAAAGGCAAGAGATTTTGCTAGAATAACAAATACGGGAATTCCAATTGGTTTAGGGAATTTAATTGATGTTATTCCATTTGGTGTTCCTGATATTGATGGTTATCAAATTGTTGATTTATTTAAAGTCGATACCCCACCAACAACATCACAAACACTTGGAACGATGACTGCTGCAGCAGATGGATCTGGTACTGCCACACCAAACAATGCAGTAGCAAAATTAACTTATGCAGTTGTTCATACACAAGCATCAGCTACTTCAATCACTGAATATCAAGTTGCAAAATTATTAGCATCCAATGTTACAACAACTACATTTCCAGTTGCATTAAATTCTTTTGCATCTTCTGGTGGTGCTGCTAACAGCTATGGCACATATTTAACAACATCAAGAGTTGGTACTGCTCGTATTCGTTATATGGAAGGTGGACAAACTTTAAATGGACGTGCTACTGCTAAAATTTCTCTAATGGATGTTCAGATGAATCCAGGAGAAGATTTCCGTAAAGTTCGTGTTATCGGATCACCATTAAGTGTTGGTTCAACATCAGCTGGTGGAGATGCACAGTGTTTCCGTGCATTAGTGTTACCAACAACTTATAATTCAACAATCGTTGGTCAGTCTACAGTTGCCACAACAGGAAATAACAATGTTGATTTAGCTGGTCTTGGAACTAAATGGATTTCTGGATCAACCCTAACAGCTGGTGACATGGTTTGGTTTCCAAATTCCCCAACACAATTTTTCTTTGTTCGCGATTTACAAGGTTCAGATCGTGCTGCTAAAGTTACTACTTGGTCAAACTTTACATTGTCTGGTCCATTAAACAGAGCAGATTGCGTATATCAACTTCCAGAAGATTTTGATTCTTTGTTTGCAATGCCAAAAAGGGATATTTACACAATTCGTGGTGGTGAAACTTTACAAGATAACAATACAACATATACAACACTAGAGAAGTATACTGCTTCTGGTGATGCTGGAACAACATTTGTAAGTATTAATTTATCAGTTCCAGATCCAGATCAACTACAAATTACAACACCAAATGCATTTATTGTTATCAACAATACAACTGGTGAAGCAATGACTGTATTTGATGTAACATTAACAACATCAAATACAGCAATTATTAGATTAGTTGCATCTTCAAGTCGTGCTGGCGCAATTGCTAATTTACAAAACGATTCATATACAATATATGCTCCAGTTTTAAAACGTCTGATTAATGCAAAAGAAAAAGTTAAATCTCTTGTGTCTGCTACTTTAGATTTAACACTACAAACAACAGTAGAACTTGATATTATTAACATTAATAAAGCTGACATCTATCGTGTATTAAGAGTAGAAATGTTTCCAAATGTAATTTTTGGTAATGATATCTCTGGATTGCTTACTGGTTCTGGTATTGACATTACAAGTAATTATGAGTTCGATAATGGTCAGCGTGATACGCACTATGACTTAGGTCGTTTGATTAAAGGTAAATCAGTACCTTTCCCAACAGGTCCAATTCGTGTAACATTTGAGTATTTTGAACACTCTTCTGGCGATTATTTTTCTGCTGACTCATATCCTGATTTGTTATACGAAGAAATTCCAAATTTCTTTAGTAAAATTACAGGAAGAACTACAGGTTTGCGTGATGTTCTGGATTTCCGTCCACGTGTTAATGATGGTGGAACATTCGATGGTGGAACAGCGTCATTAACATCTTTACCACAACGTCTTTATGGTCTTCAATGTGACTTCGCGTATTATCTACCAAGAAAAGATAAAATTGTTTTAAGTAAAACTGGTGGTTTTAATTTAATTCAAGGTGTTTCTTCTGATAATCCACAGTTACCACAAACTCCAGATGATACAATGCATCTGTTCGACATTGAATACAAACCATATACTTACAGAGCAAACTCTAGTAATATTATTATTAAGCCAATTGATAATCGCAGATTTACAATGAAAGATATTGCTAAGTTAGAAAAACGAATTAGCAATCTTGAACAAACAGTAACATTAAATGCTCTCGAGAAAGAAACAGCACAATTTTCTATTAAAGATCAAGATGGTTTAGATAGATTTAAAAATGGATTTATTGTAGATAATTTCACAGGACATAGAGTAGGTAACGTATTAGATCCAGATTATGAGTGCTCCATTGATATTATTGAACGTGTTTTACGACCAGCGTTTAATACAACTGGTGTTGATTTATATGAAGTAGCAAGAACAGCTCAAGAACGTAACGCTGCTGGGTATCGTATACATGAGGGAAACATTGTAACTCTACCATATTTTACTGGTGTGGAGTTTTATTACAAAAATAAAAACGAAATTCAATCTATTACTAATAAAGGTAATAATGCTACTGCTGCAGAAAGATCTAGAAAAGAAGCGTTAATTCGTGAAAACAATGATTTAATAATTATGGAGCAACCATATGCTACAGAATTTACCACGATCACTTCTCTCACTCAACCTGCAGGAACTGGTGTTGTAGCATTATATCCATCTACAGATTCTTGGGTTGAGACAAACATCCCACAAGAACTTGTAATCAATGAAGGTGGAACATATGATAGCGTCGCTGCGCAGGCTGATGCGCTTGGTATTGATTTCGGAACAATTTGGAATAATTGGCAAGTATCATCACTCGGTCGTCCAATAACAACTGTTTCTAGTGCTAGTTGGAGAGATGCTGGAGGAACATGGACATCAACAACTTCAGTTGTTACACAACAAGTTAATGAGACTGGAAGAGGAACACAAACTTCACTCAATGAAAGTGTTGGTCTAACTGAAGTTAAAGGAAGATTGACAGCAAGACAATCTATTTCTTACATTCGCTCACGTCCTGTTGTATTTGTTGGTTCTGCGATGAGAGCAGGAACACGTGTTTATGGTTTTTGTGATGAGACTAATGTAACAGATTACTGCACACAAGCAACAAGACTATTTCTTGCTACCAGAAGATTTAACTATGCAGAGGTGCCATATCAATTTGGTGCAACAAACACAGAAAGACAAGTGTTTTTAACATATAATACTGATGCTATTGAAGCAGGTAGTGCATCAAATTATGAAAGAACATTTATGGGTTCGTTAGCAAACGAACTTGCATCTTTTACAAGTATCTTTACTACCATTTTTAGTGGCACTCAAACACAACCAACATCTTTAACAATTTCTCAATCATTAAACGATACTGCTCGTGCGCTTATTGCACCAAACTCAGAAGTTACTGCGTTTACTAAAGGAGAAATTATTCGTGGCCAAACATCAGGTGCTACTGCTATTGTTATTTTACATGAACAATCCACAAACGCATCAACTGGTCAACCAGATGGTGTTTTAGATACACTACATGTAATTAATGTTCGTGGATCATTCAGAGCTGGTGAAACAATTCTTGGTACAATCAGAAGCACTAAATTAAATGGTGGTGTATTAACATTGCAATTGCGTGGTTCAAATCATATTGAAGCAGCTGCTCCTGGTGTTTTAGTAACAACAGGAACTGGTCGCTGTGCTGGTGTTTGGCACTTAACATCTGGTCAGGTTATTAACAATCGTGCGTCACCAAGATTTTTGACTGGTCGTCGTGTGTTTATGTTATCAGACTCAACAACCAATTCTCCAACAGCAAGAACGACATATGCAGAAGGCGTATATGCTGCTGTTGGTATTATAGATGCTACTCAAGGTGGTATAATTGGCGTTCGTAATGCATCTATTGGTTCTGGTCCCGTACAAAGAAATAGATCATTTATACAACAACTATCGTCAACAACAACTTTCACTTTCGAACCTGATCCTCCCCCAGCACCAGCTGGAGATGGTGGAGGTGGTGGTAATGATCCATTGGCGCAAACATTTATGGTTACTGCGCAAGACAGTTCAAATCCTGAGGGGTGTTTCTTAACAGAAGTAGAGTTGTTCTTTGAATCAAAAGATACCACTACCCCAGTCGTAGTTGAAATTCGCACAACACAATCTGGATTTCCAACAACTACTGTTCTTCCATTTGGACAAAAAGTTGTTTATCCAGCAGATATATTGACGTCTAGAGATGCAAGTGTTGGAACAGTAGTTAGATTCCCTGCACCTGTTCATGTTAAGAATGATACATTATACGCTCTTATTGTAATAGCTGCGTCTACACAACACAGATTGTGGTGTGCGACATTAGATAGAACTGATGTTTCGCCAGCAAGATTAGGAAGAGTTTTAAAAAGTCCTTCTCTTGGTTCTTTATTTAAATCTCAAAATGCATCAACTTGGACAGAATCACCAACACAAGATTTAAAGTGTAACATTTTCCGTGCTGTATTTAATACAACATCAGGTTCTACAGATCTTGGAGGAACTACCACAACTGGTAATTATTTAACATTCACAGCTGGTGATGTATTACCAGCATCTAATGCTGGAAGAGCTACAAGATTTACATCACTCGCATTAAACCCATTCCGTGCAAAATTAGGAACAAGCGAAATTATTGTGCGTCACCCAAATCATGGTATGTCTACTGGTTCATTTGTTTCTTATAGAAATGTAACTGGTTCAGATCAATTTGGATTTAATAATACTGATTTTAATAGTGAAACATTTACTAGAAATCAATTTGATATTAGAACATCTACATTTGTGTCAACTGGTAACTTAGTTAAACATGAAGTTTACAAAGTGTATAGTCATGACTTATACAGTATTCGCATTTACGATGGACCTGTTGCAAAACTTGCTACATCATCAGGTCAATTTGGTGGCGATCAAATTTTTGCTACAAGAAATGCGCAATTTACTACATTGCATCCAGTGCTTGAAGTATTAAATTTCCAATCAACTGCTGTAAATGCGCAAGTTAAAACAACATCTGGTCGCAGCCCAACTGGATCTGAAACACCATATCAGAAAGATGATAATTGGACAAATATTGTTTTAAATGATAATAATTATTTTAATTCGCAACGTGTTATTTTAAATAAACAAAATGAAGCAGATTTATTAGATCGTGCTTCTTCGTTTGAAATGCGTGTTCAATTGCAATCGTCAACTAAGTTTTTATCTCCAGTAATCGACTTAGATCGCGCAATGGCAATCGTTACACAAAACCGTATTGATGATCCACTAACAACTAAGAGCATCAACAGTAACTATTTTTCAGCTACTGGTGGTTTTGATGGTGCAGAAATTTATAACTCTGAATACGACAATAAAGAAGGTGGCGTACAGATGGGTTATATTACACGCAAACTTCAATTTAAAAATACATCTAAGTTACTGAAGGTTCAATTTGCTGCTTCTATTCCTTCTAACTGCCGTGTTGATAAGAGCACACCAACTGTAACATTACCAATTAAATTCCAGTCTGGCTCAAGAACTTCTGAGCATCCAGCGATTATAGTTCAAAGAAGTAAAATTTCCACATCATACCCAATCGGTACAACTGCTATCGAATTTGTAGCAGTAACCAATATCGTCGATGGTATGTATGTTTATGGACCAGGAATTCAAGAAGGAACACGTGTTAATGGTATCGCTGGTTTAATTGTAACAATAGACAAATCATTAAAGGCAACAATCCCATCATCAACATCTGGTTCTGTTTATTTCTTTACTGCGTTTGATATTACACAGTCAAATAAAACTAAACAAATTGATGTTGGTGATTATGTTACATATAGTGGAGCAGGATCGCCAATACCATCTGGAACATATGTAACATCTGCTCCAAAAAATACATACTTTACTAAGAAAGTTGGTTCGTATGCTACAGGTTCTTTCGTTCAAGCATCAGCGGATAATCCAATAACATTAACAAACACAACTACTGGTGGTATTGACCCAACAACTAACAATATGACAGTTTTTGTTGATAATCTTTCTGACATTAAGTTGGGTATGTACTGCTATATTAAGTTCTACAACTCGAATGATGGCACATTCGGTTGGTCTCCTGCAACTATTCGTCGTGTGTTGAGAATAAATCTTGATGCTAAGTCTATTGTTCTTGAAAAATTGAGCGCAGCTGATGAATGGTCATCTATTGGTTTCAGTAGCTCATTCTACTTTAACCAAAACAATAATATTATTACATTCTTCAATCCTGTAATAAAATTAAATCAAGCAGTAACTGGTCTTGTAGAACCAACATTAAGTACAAGAACGCCAACTAATTTGTTGACATTTACCTCACCACCAAATGCAGAAGTTGAAGTTTACGCTAAAACATCAAATGCTGGAAATGCTACATCATCAGCAGCATTGTCTTTTAGTTCAAATGAATACAATGCGGTTACAAATCCATATGGTGTTGACAGTACAAATGAAATTATATATTTTCCAATTGCACATAATTTGAATACTGGCTCTGCTGTACTTTATAATGCTGGTTCTAATACTATTACTAATTTAAGAACAGGGACTGTTTATTATGCAGTTGTAGTTACTACGACCTCAATTAAATTAGCAACCACATATCAAAATGCTATTGAGATAGGAAGAGCAACTCCTGGATTTACTCCGATAAATATTACAGCAACAGCTGTTCAAGAATCGCATTCGTTTACTGATGTAAACCAAAAAGATCAAGCATCAATTGAAGATGACTTATTCTTTAGAATTCTTCCTGATATTGTTGTAAGTGGTGATCAATCTAATTATGGTGGAAACAATCCAACATTGACAAGTAGAGGACAGTTAACTACTACAGATAATATTGAAGAATTTATTGACCATTCATTTACTGTTGATAATTTATCTTCATTTAATACAGCAATTATTAAGATTGTTATGAGATCTAGAAACCCAGCATTTGTGCCAAGGATTAAAGATCTAAGAATTATCGCTACTGCATAATGGAAAATCTGGTTAAAGTTGAAGGAGAAAGACACCTGTATAAAGATGCAAATACAGGTGTTGTTCTAAATAATGATAAAGCAGGATATGAAGCATATTTGGCTCAATGCGCTGTTAATAAAGCCAAACGTGAGCAAATGAATGATATTAGGCAAGAAGTTGATAATATGAAAGAAGATATTGCTGAAATAAAACAAATTTTAAAATTTTTAGTAGAGAAACTTTAATGGCATTAGTACAAGCACTTTATATCGATCAAGGAGCAGATTTTTCCACTGGCATTACATTATATGCTGATAATGGAATTACGCCATTAAATTTAACTGGTTACTCATTTACTTCGCAAATGAGAAAATCTTATGCGTCATCAACTGCGACTACTTTTACATGCACAGTTCCCTCTCCCGCAACAGGACAAGTTATTCTTTCATTAACTGCTACTCAAACAGGCGCATTAAAACCAGGAAGATATCTTTATGATATAGAAATGGTTGATACTTCTACTTATAGAACAAGACCAGTTGAAGGAATAATTATTGTGTCACCACAGATTACGCAGGTTTAAACATAGAAACCCAACACTGTTATTATACAGTTCGCTCAAATTAATGTCAAATAAAAATGTCAAATGCTAAAGGTTCTGACAAAAACAACAAGATAAGCAGTACACCGAACAAGGTTACGGCATCATCTCGTTCAGAAACAAAAAGCATTTCGACAGAAAATCTAAGACAAACAGTACAAAAAGCAGTAGCGATGCCAGCTGCAGCTGTTCGAGCAGCAATGGCAAGCGCACGTACAGGTGCTGCAGCTGTTCGAGTTGCTTACGATGTTCTTAGTAGACTTCTTACTCTTGTTGAGTCTGGTGTTGTTATCGATGCCAAAACTTTACAATTAACAAAAGCAGCAATTGATGCTGTTGGAATTACCGATGATGTTTCTATTGTCAATCTTGGTAAATTCCATGCTCAAATCGTCACGCTTAATGATGTTCTTACTCGAGTTGTTTCTTTCTATAGATCGTATAACGATACAACAATATCTCAAGACCAACCAGCCAAGACAATATCCAAAGCACCATTCGCAGATACTGCGTCTTATACTGATGCACGTGTATTCACTGTAGGTAAAAACTTTACTGAGGTTTTACAATCATCTGATAACTTCAGTAAAGTTGTTACATTCTTACGCAGTAAACAAGACATCATTCAAACTGCTGATGCGAAAACATTTGCAATAACTAAACCAAAAACTGATGTTGTTTCTCTTGCTGATACTTTCCCCAAACTGATTAGTAAACCAAGATCTGATACATTTGGATTAAGTGATTCTGATATAATTAACTTTGGTAAAAATGTTAGCGAAATACTTAGAGGCAATGATTCGAGAACATTAGTATTTACTAAAAGAGTTTCTGATTTCTTATTGGTCGCTGATCAGTTTCTTGGTGAGTCAGGTGTTCTTGTCGTAAGTGATTCAGAAGTTGATCTTTCTGCTATCTCAGATTCGCTTGCAAGAATTGTTTCGTTTGTTCGTTTTTTCCAAGATGTTGCAAGACCACAAGAAAATCTTTCTAGAGTTGTAAACAAACCAAGAACAGACAGACTTACAGTTAATCAACAATTAACAAGAGTTGTTTCGTTTAATCGTGTTTTTAATGACACGGACACTGCAGTTGATGTATTTTCTAGAATTGTTAATTTCGTAAGAGCATATAGTGACACACTAACAATACCAGAATTAGCAGCAAAATCATTAAGCAAAGCACCATTTAGTGATACTGAAGCAACAGCAGATGATTCAACAATACAATATTTTAAACCAAAACAAAATTTAATTGCAGCTGGAGATAGTTTTAATAAAATTGTTCAGTTCTCTCGCAGCTTTAACTCTGGCGCAAACACAGTTGATACTGCTGACATTATTGCAACGATAAAACAATTCAATCGTGCTTTCTCTGAATTACAAAATGTTAGTGATAATTTCTCCAAAGTTGTTTCTTACATCAGAGGCAAGTCAGATACCTCTTATCTAACAGACAATTTCTCCAAAGTTGTTTCTTTCGTTCGTTCACATTCCGATTCATCATCAACAGTAGATAATTTTAGCAAAATAGTTTCTTATGTAAGATCGTTTAGCGACACTGCTGGCGCATCCGAAACATTTTCTCGTGTTGCTTTGTATCCAAGATCACTCGCTGATGTTTCTAGATCAGCTGACCAAATTACAGCAAGAGTGTTTAGTAAAGTTCTTGCTGATGTTATTCGTGTTAGTGACAGCATGTACTTCAGTTCTATTATTGAACCTGCAGCTTTCCCACCAGCAGATACGCAACGAATCACTGATAGTGTTAGAAAAATTGTATCATATGTTAAAACTTACGCTGACACAGCAAAGGCACAAGATACAGATGTTATTACATATAATAAAATTGCTGGAGAAAATGTATTTAATGTATGGTCAGACTTTAATGAACTTCAGGGAACATATGAACTCTGTCAATACTATCCAGATTACAGAGTTGAATACCTAAAACTAAACGAAACTTTTGCTAAGAATTATTCTAAGCGAATTGGTCCATTTACATATTACTATGATGCTACTTGGACTGATTTTAATGAACTGTCGCTTGGCGCAGATATTGATCAAGAAATTGCTCAAGAGTTTTGGAGACAAGCGTATTCATTAGATCACGATCTTGTAACTTTTACAGAAACATTTAGAAAAACTGTTTCTTATGTTAGAAGTTACTCAGACACTGCAGCAGGATCTGATACTACTGGAAGATTTTTATCTACAACAGTTGGTGATGTAAAAAGTCGAGTATTTAATGATTTTGCTGATCTATTCTATACACAAGAAACATATACAAACATTCGTGGATATGGAGCAGTAATTTCTGTATCACGTGTAGATAGTTCTTATACTGCAACAATAACAACTCCTGGAACAGGGTATACTGCAGGAAATTTCTTTACTGTTGATTTGGGAAATGGTAAATCATGTTCGTTTACCGTTGCGACAGTAGATGGAACTGGTGGTATTTTAACCATCTCTGGTCTAACAGTTAACTTTTCTACAGTAAGATCTTCAGTTCTTAGTGATTTCTTGGATTTCACTTATCCAATTATTGACGACAGTGAAAGCATTAACAACTTCACTATTACATTTACCGAGACAGGTCCATTTGTTTCTAATATTGGTCCAACATCATTAAGTCGTCATAATGTTTTAGGACAAGAATTATTATTTACACTTCGTGATAGATCTGATGGAGATAAAGTTTCTTATACAGATTCAACAGCAAGAACATTTACTAAAATTGCTGTTGACCCATATCCACAAGGTTTCTGGAACGACTATAATGAATTGTCTTTTGGTGGTCCATCATATTTGGATCAAGAATTAACACAAACATTTATTAAATCCAAACCAACAAGTGTTACTATTCTTGATGTTTGTTCAAAAGCCACACTTGGTTTAACCAAAACTAATTCTGAAATTATTAACTTACTTGAAGTAAGAACTCTTACACTTCGTAAACCAAGTGCTGATACTGCAGCTGCTGGTAATGAAACATTAACAAAAGTTGTAAACAAAACTGCTGGAGAAATTCAAGTAAATACTTGGACAGATTTACAAGAATTTATTTTCTCTGGTATAATGGGTATTGATTATGGAACAAAATATGATGCTATTCTTGTTCCCGATTTGGCAGCAAAAGGATTTACAAAAACACTATATTTCGATTCGTATGTTTGGAGAGATTATAATGATTTAACATTCGCAACAGCAACAGATCAATTCTCTACATTTACGTGGGGATCTAGAGAATACACAGAAATAACTAGAGTTGCTGATGATGCTAGAAGATCTATTAGACCAAATAAATCAGAACAAATCAACCTAGCAGAAGGAATTGGTAAAGAAGTTTCTATTAATGGTGGTGATGGTCGTTTAGCATCATATTTCCGTGATTGGCTTGGTATTAATCCTATTGGAGAACATAGTCCAACAGGCGAACCAATTATGGATGAGGAGTTAACATTAACATTTGTTCCAGGTAGCAAAACAGATTTTGTTAGAACAACAGATTCTGCTCCAAAAACATTTACGAAATCACCAATTATTAGAGTGTCGCCATATTGGAGCGACTTTGCTGAATTGACATTGGCAACAGAATATGACCAAGAGTTGGTTCAGTATCAACCAACAACAAGACCAGAGACTATTAAAACTGCTGATCTATTTACAAAAATATGGACAGCATCTAAAACATTCAATGACACAGTTACCATAACTGATTCGATGCTGTTGTCTAAAAATGGTGGACCACTATTTACATTACTTTATGGTACTAATGACATTTCAAGAGCATCTGAATCTCTTGCTAGGTATGTTGGTTTGGCTGCAGGTAATGTTTCTTCATATTATAGCACTTGGCAGGATTATCCAGAACTTGAGGTATCTTTAGAATTAGCACAATATTACTATCGTGGAACAGATTCTACAGTTGATATTGGTAAAATTACTGATCAAAAGGCAAACCTGTTTACAAAACAGGGTGGTAGAACACAAAGTATCATGGACTATTTCTTCAATGAGGAAATATTCTATGATAGAGATTTGCGTTTACAATTTGCTCAGGATTATGTAACAGAAATAATTAGACCAGTTGAAGTTATTAGACTCGACTATGGAAAAATTTCAGTAGAATTTGTTGGTTTAACAGAAACAATGCCAAGGGTTATAACAAAACCATATATTGGTGATACCACTGTTTCTGTTGATAGAAATATATGGAATCCTCTTTACATCGCATATGTAAGTAACTATGAGGAAGATATTCGTTTTGGCAATTATCCAGATTACAAAATTGATAGAGTTACATTACCAGACGCTGATGTAATTAACTACACAAAAGTTGGTGGTCAAGATCCAGTAAACACATGGAATGATTACTTAGAAACAGCAAGATCTGTTTATGATTTGACATTGTTGACTTATGGTTATTATGGTCCATCAAACAATGCATTCCCTTATACAATATTCAATAAGTATACTGAAGAGTTTGTTTATGAGGAATTATATGAACTAATCAGAACACCATTTAGAACAGAATTTATGGTGGCTGCTGATGCGTTATCTAAAACTGTAAATTTCAACAGAGTTTGTGCAGAAACACCAACAGCTGTTTCTCAACCAAGTATTCAGTTCTCTCCAGGTGCAAAAGCAGAGATCATAAATGCTGGATTTAATAGCAACAGACAATTCGGAAAAACTGCTGGTTCTAATGTATGGCAAGTTTGGAATGATTATAATGAATTTCATCCATTTAATGAACTTGCTCAAAATTATCCAGATTACAGAGTTGAGTATCTAACTTCAGTTGATGTAATTGTAAAGAGACCAACAAAAGGTTTAAGCGATGTTCCAAGAGCGACTGATTCTGTTATATTTGCTAAAGGCAAAAACTCAAGCGATTTGTCAAGAGCAACTGATTTGCCACAAAAAGGATATAGCAAAATCCTTGGCGATCAATCTGACTTCTTCTGGATTGATTCATATGAAATATTAAGTTTTGATCCAAGATTATTGACATTTGGAGCATATACAGAATTTAAGAGAGACAAAGTAAGAACAGTAGATTCTGATACTATACAATATAATAAACAGGGTGGCTCATATAGGGCACATATCTGGAACGATTATATGGAACTCGAGAATTTTAACGAGTTAACACAATATTGGCCAGATTATGTAACTGAACTGATGTTGCCAGCAGATGAAACGATATTCAGTGTAACAAAAAGAGTTTCGGATACATTCGAAGCGAACACGTCAGGTGCAGCAAGATTATATCCACCAAATGGCTACGCAACTAATACTCCAATCATCTATTTTGCGGACGATTATGAGCAAAGTATCGTAACCTCAACATTTTGAAGTTTATAAATAAAACAGTAGAAATTTGATTCCTACCATAGATCTAAGGAGAAAAAAACAATGATTTACGAAGATTTAGCTGCAGTTGGACGCCTGAAAATTCAGGTTATCAGTCCAGATGGCAAAGTTAAAGATGAGAGAGAAATTAAGAACTTAGTTGTTGATACTGGTAAAACATTTATCGCAGCTTCTATGCTCAAGACAACAACAAACTCACCAGCTGCTATGACACATATGGCTATTGGTACTAACGCTACTGCTGCAGCTGCAGGTGATACTGCTCTTGGTGGTGAGGTTGGAACACGTGTCACATTTTCGCCAGCAGCTTCTAATGCTGCGAACGTAGTTACTTATGTTGGTACATTCTTACCAAACAATCCAGCTACTTCGCAAGGTATTCAAGAAGCAGGTATTTTCAACAATAGTTCTGGTGGAACAATGTTGTGTCGTACCACTTTTGCTGTTGTTAATAAAGACCCAGCAGATACATTAGCAATTACTTGGACAATCACAATCAACGCACCTTAATATAGGGGTTTGATGTGGCTGGCAATTTAACGCTAAGAACATTAAGTAATGCAGGAGATACCACAAAAGGATCTCCTCTTACTGCTTCTGAGATTGATCAAAATTTCATCAATCTGAGAGATGCAGCGACTGTTACATTGTTGGATGAATTAACAAACAACTTTGATGGATCAACAAAATCATTTTCGTTGACCTATAATACAGTTCCTGTTAGTGTTAGCAGTCCACATGCGCTGTTAGTATCTCTTGGCAATTTGTTGCTGACACCATATAGTGTTAATACATACGAAGAGTATGTATTTCAACAAGAAGTAGATGTTGTTCTTGAGGGTGACTATACTGTTTCTGGAAGTAATATTACTTTCGTAAACGCACCCAACAGAGGACAAAAATTTTATGGAAGATTGTTGGGAACATATGTTAATAGTGTTAACACTGCAACAAGGAATATTTTCAGAGCAATCCCAATTGTGCTTTCTTAAGTAAACTAAATAAAGAAAATTGGACTAATAATCAACGGAGACTAAAAATGGCAAGAAATGTCCTACCTGATCAATATTATACATTTGACCCATCAACAAGAACAATTACACTAAGACGTGCTGTCAAACGTGAATCGCTCCTGTTGATTACCAATGTAACAACAAATACAGTGATTTACAACTTCAGTGATCCAAACCTGAAGGCAACATCTTACACGCACACTACAGGTGGTGCAGCGTTAGGATACCAAAGTGATGCGATTACAACAATCGTATTGCAATATAATACAACATCAATGGGAGCGAACGATAAACTACAAGTTATCGTTGACGAATACGAAAGTAAGTTTACTCCTGGCGAAACATTAATGGATCCAGTTGGTAAATTCCGTACTTCTCAGCCACAATCTTTAATTGATACTGACTTTGAATATGGTTTACAGCCAACTAAATGGGAACAATTATCATTAATCAATAATCGTCCATCCGCTTTCATTAACTTGGATCGTCCAAACTTTGGTCGCAGCCAAGCATCTGCTACAACAATTACAAACTTAACAGTATCAAACGGATCTCGTCTTGTTACTGTAACTGTAGGTTCTTCAACTGGTTTCGTAGTTGGTCAAATGGTAATGATTCAAGATTCAGCTTGGGCACCTGCTAATGGTTTATTCATAATCGAAACAGTTCCAGGTGGTACCTCTTTCACTTATAAAGCAAACGAAGCATGGATTACTGGTAGTACACCATCAACAGATATCAATGATGCTAATATCCCAACAACAATTTATGACGCACAGTTCTTTACTGGTGCAGGTTTAGGTGGTACACCAACTTACGCTGCTCCATCTGGTCAGTTACAACAAGTTACTTGCACATTACCACATGGTCTTGAGATTGGTAACGAAATTGCTTTGATTAACAGCAAAACAGGTGGTGCAACAGATTCTCAATATGGTAATCACTTTGTTTACTCTATTCTATCACCAACTGTATTCTGCTTCTACACAGATACTACTGCTAACGCTGGTGCTCCAACAGGTTCTGCTAACACCATTTACGTGCGCCCTCCTGGAACATCAAATCATCGTCCATTTGATGGTGGTGTATCATTCTCTACAAATACACCTTCTCACAATCAACAAATGATTCGTCAGACACGTCGTTACTTCCGTTACCAGTCTGGTAAAGGTGTTCAAGTATCGACTGGTACAGCACTAAAGTCACAGATAGCTGTTGATGCGATGACATCATCAGGCTCTACTGTAACTGTTTACACCAAGTTCCCACACAACTTACAGCCAACAGTTAGTATTAAAGTGTTTGGCACAACCGAATCTGCATATAACGGAACATACGCTGTAACACGTGTAATTGATCGTTATCGTTTTGAATATACTGCTTCTGGTACACCATCAGCAGCAACAGCTTCTGGTAACTTCCAAATCAGTGTTGACTCATGGTATGGTGGTACAAACCGCACTGGTATATTTGACAGTCAGAATGGTATCTTCTTTGAACACGATGGACAAGGACTGTTTGCTGTTCGTCGCTCTTCAACATATCAAATCGGTGGTTTCGTTTCCATCAACGCTGCTGATAACACAGTTACTGGTTTAACAACAAATGGTGTAACAACTCAGTTCGCTAAACAATTACAACCAAACGATTTTATCGTATTGCGTGGTCATACTTATCGTGTTCTAAACATCGCTTCTGACACAAGCATGACAATTTACCCAGCATATCGTGGTACTTCTAACTTGACAAAAGGTATTATTTCTAAAACAGTCGATACCAGAATTGCACAATCTGCTTGGAACATGGATCGTTGCGATGGTACAGGTCCAAGTGGCTTTGTTTTAGATACATCTAAGATGCAAATGTACTACATGGACTACTCATGGTACGGTGCTGGTTACATTCGTTGGGGTTTCCGTGCTGCTGATGGTAACATTATTTACTGTCACAGACAAATGAATAACAACTTGAATTCTGAAGCATATATGCGTTCTGGTAACTTACCAGCTCGCTATGAGACAAATACTATTTCTAAGTATACATTCTCTACTGCTACTTTCGGTTCTTCTGATACAACAATCAACGTAACATCAACTACCGAATTTCCAAGTTCTGGCACATTGATGGTCCGCAACGGCACTCAAACAGAATATATTAACTACACAACCAAATCAGCTACTACATTTGGTGGTATTACTCGTGGTCAAGCAGGTGGTTCTATAAGCAGCACACATACTAGTGGTTCTAATACAGTAACTGTTTCTTCAACAACAGGTGTTCAAATTGGTCAGTATGTCGTGGCTCCTTCTTTGGGCATTTTCCCACACGGCACATATGTTGTGAGTTTTATTGCTAATACATCAATTACACTAAGTCGTGCTGCTCAGTCTTCAGCAACTACAACATTGGTATACGCTCCAATGGGACAAACTGCTCAGACATTTACATTCTCAGCAACAGCACCAACAGTTATTCAATTACATGCGCCACTAGTTGGTTCACAAATTAATCACTGGGGTACTTCCGTAATGATGGATGGTCGTTTCGATGACGATAAATCATTCGTGTTCTTGCGTGGTATGACAGCACCAATTAACATTGGTATTGGCGCAACAAACGCAGTGTTGGCTCTACGTATCGCACCTCACGTATCGAACGGATCCGCTGCTTCTGCAATTGGTTCTCGTGATATCGTAAACCGCATGCAAATGGTTCTACGTCAAATTGGTGTTCTATCTAATGGACGTTTCCTAGTTCAGTTGTTCTTGAACTCAACTCCGTCAACTGCTGGTACATGGTTATCACAGGGTGGTTCGTCACTGGCTCAGTATATCATCTACACAGCTGGTACAACAATGTCTGGTGGTGAAATTATCGGTGGTTTCTATACAAACCCAGGATCTGGTACTGGTTTTACAACCACTGCACAAGATTTGAATCTTGTCCGTGATCTAGGTAACTCTATCCTTGGTGGTGGTGGTACTGCTGGTAACGCAAACATTTATCCAGATGGTCCAGATACTATTCACGTTGTTGTAACAAATATTACTGGTACTGCTCAGGATATTGCTTGTCGTGTGGCTTGGACTGAAGCACAAGCATAATGATGTGTAAATGTCAACAGAACTATCTTTACCTCAAAATGGTCTAAGAGTAGGTGATCAAATTGTTGCTGAGGGAGATAATGTCTCCCTTGGTAATAATGTTGGCGTTAGAAACGATCTCCGTGTTGGCAACACCCTTTATACGAAGCGTGTTGCCTCACCATTTGTGACGACATATCATGACATCAATAGTCAAAATGTTGTTATAGATTGTAATTATCAAACGCATAATGTTATTCTTCGAGCAAATGCAACAGGAATTACATTTAACAACGTCCCACCTTCTACTGACGGATCTCTTATCATTACCGTATATTTTAATCAAGATACGGTAGGTGGTAGAGCAATCTTATGGAACACAGCAACAAATATTCGTTGGCCAAATACTGGTCTTTCAGCTGGTAATCCAATTTATCCAACATTACAAACAATACCAAACAGAATTGATGTATTTAAATTTGTGACATTTGATGGTGGAACTTCTTGGATTGGTTATCTCGACAATCCAGTAACATATTTGGATGTGCCTTCAATACAGTATTTGACTACTGCTATGAATGCACCAACTGTTGTTCAGGAGAGATTCTTTACAACAATGCCAACTTCGCATATATCAACAGCCACAACAACACCTGCTGATGCTCCTCTGACAGCTACCATAACACCAAAGTTCGCAAATAGCAGAATAGAAGTTGTTTTCTTTTCAACCATGGCATATGGTGCTGCTGCTTCATCTCAACTTGGCGCAATCTTGTTGCGTGATATCAATGGTGGTGGATACACCACATTAACTCCAAGAAGTGGTGGCGCAAGTAGATATGCATATGGTTGGTTCTATAAAGAGGGTGGATGGGACGAGGCAACATTAAGATATTTCGATACACCAAATACTGTTTTGCCAGTAACTTACAAACTCCAATATTTCAATCACGCAGGGTCAGGAACAAACTATCTTGTGCATCAATATATGGAGTATGGTTGGGTTTTACGAGAGATATCACAACCATAATATAAATAACATAGAAGATTAAATACGGAGCGTCTTAAATGGCCAAAAAAGTCCTAACTGAACAGTATTATACATTTACTCCTGCGTCTCGCATAGTTTCAATTCCGAAAGCGATTCAAAGAGAAAATCTTGTTCTTATTACAAACGTAACACAGAATAAAGTTATCTACAACTTTAGTGATCCAAACTTAACTGCAACTGCATATACAGTTAATAATGGTGTAACAATAATTACGTTAAATTATAACACAACAACGATGTCTTCATCAGACTCGTTACAATTCGTTTATGACGATAGTGTTCAAGAAATTATTCCTGCAGAAACATATCAAGATCCTGTGCAGAAAATGCGCATGTCAACACCACAGTCGTTGATTGATACTGACTTTGAATACGGAACACAACCAACCAAATGGGAAAATATTTCTCTATTGAATGGACGTCCTTCGTTCTATGTTGACTTACAGTCACCAATTGCTGTTTCAGATATTCAAGCAACAAATGGTTCTAAAAATATTATTGTATATGCTAATTATAACTCTGGAACTGGTAACGCAACAACAAGTACAACTTCTACAATTGTTACTGGAGCAGGAACCAATTTCTTATCTACAATTTTTCCAGGATATGCGCTTTATAACTCTTCTGATACATTAATTGGTATTGTTTCAACAGTTGAAACAGATACTTCTTTAACATTGCAATCGAACGCAGCAGTCAATCAAGTTACTTCAGCTTTCCGTTTTGCTCCGCAAAGAATTCCTGATGTTGGTTCTCCTATTCAAGTTCAAGAGTCATTATTTACTGCAGCCAATGGTGGTTATCTAATTGAGTTAACAACTCCAGTAATCGCATCTTCACGTTGGGAAATTCGTTATCGTTCCTCTGCTAACTTCCCAGGAACAACAGGATCTATTTTTAACACAGGTATTACAACAACATATGCTGGCTCTTTCTATACTAATTCACAAATCGTAATTAGTAGCGCAGCAGCATTCTCTGCTACTGCAGCTGGATCGCCAGCTAATGACATTGTTGTCGTTATCACAACAACACGTGACCATGGTTTGACACTTGGTAATCTTGTTTATCTAACAGGTGCTGCAACAATTTCAACTGGAACAAATCCAGGAGGAACCTCTTACACAGTTATGGCTGTATACAGCCCACGTAAGTTTGGTGTGTTGATGGCAGCTGGATCAAACGTGCCAACTATTACTGCTGTTGGTTCATTAAGTTGTTATGTTCGTAATGAGTCAACATTTGCTCATAGACCATTCGATGGTGGTGTTCGTTTCTCAACCAACACACAAAGTCATAACTATCAAGCGTTGCGTCAAACAAGACGTTACTTCCGCTATCAATCTGGTAAAGGTATTCAATTTTCAACAGGTTCTGTTCTCCGTCCAAATTTCACATTAGATACTATTTCTTCTGTTGGTAATATTGCGACAGCAACATCAAAAGAACCACACAACTTACAACCAGGAATCTCTATCAACATTTCTGGAGCAACAGAGCCAGGACTGTCAACAAGTGCTTATAATGGTAACTTTACTGTTTTAGACGTTAATAATGAATTTGATTTTACATATCAAATGGCAAGCACACCATCAGTAACAACTGCTTTCGGTTTCCCAATCGTTGGAGCAACAGGTTGGTATGGTGCTGGTATTCGTGTTGGTATGTTTGATCAAAACAACGGATTTTATTTTGAATATGACGGACAAAATTTAACAGCAGTTAGAAGAAACTCAACAACTCAGTTATCTGGTTTGGTGGCAGTAACTAATGGTTCAGATGAAGTGAACTCAGTAACATCTTTAGGAACAGGCAAACAAACTAAGTTTCTGAAACAGTTGAATCCAGGAGATTGGATTTCTGTTAAGGGTATGTCTTATCGTGTTATGGAAGTTATTAACGATTTAAGAATACGTATCAATCCAGAATATCGTGGTGCTACAATTTCTGGTGGTGTTGTAAATAAAATTAATGAAGTTCGTATTCCGCAATCTCAATGGAACATTGATCGTTGCGATGGTTACGGTCCATCTGGTTTTACACTAGATCTAAACAAAATGCAGATGATTTATTGTGACTACGCTTGGTACGGTGCTGGCGCAATTCGTTTTGGTTTTAAAGATCAAGAAGGTAGAATTATCTACTGTCACAGGATCGTCAACTCTAACATAAATACTGAAGCATATATGCGTTCTGGTAACTTGCCAGCTCGCTACGAAACTCATACATTCACACCGTATACTTACATCACTCAAACATTTACTTCTGGAACATCAACATTAACTGTTAATAGTACAGAAGGATTTCCAAATTCTGGTGTATTGTTAATTGCAGATCCAGGAAGAACATCAGCAGATGCTGCTTTAACAGGTGGATCTCCAGGTGGTGCTGATTATTATGAATATGTTCAATACAGTAGTAAAACAGCAACAACATTTACAGTAACACAACGTGGTGCTGGTCTTGGTATGAATGGCGCAACTATCGCTGGTTATCGTTCTGATTATTTTAATACTGGTGGTGGAACTGTTGCAACTGTTAACGGAAGTAATACTGTTACGACTTCAAAAGGATTTGCACAAAATTCAATCGGCAATTCGCTAAACATGGCTCCGATTGGAGCATTCGTAACTGGTACAAACATTCCAGAAAACACATTTATTACTGGTTTTAATTCTTCAGCCTCGACTATTGAATTGAGCCAAGCATGTACTGGTACTGGTAATATTACTAATTTTAACGTATACGCAGCATCTTCAAACGCAAACGGAGCAAACAACTCTGGCACTACACATACATATGATACTGATGGTCCAGTTATTCCAGTATTTCTACATACTAATCAATTTGCCCCAACTGCAAATCACTGGGGTACATCTGTTATTATGGATGGTCGTTACGATGACGATAAATCTCTGGTGTTTACTGCTGGTAACCCATCTTATGTTACAAACTATACAACAACAATTAACGCAGTATTAAGTTTGCGTGTTGCGCCATCAGTTGATAATGGTGCTTCTGGTGTTCTTGGATTGAAAGAAATTATAAATCGTATGCAGTTAACTTTACGATCTATTGGTGTTACATCAAATGGTGCTTTCTTTATTCGTATTATTCTAAATCCAAGATTTATTACAAATGCACCAACATTCCAAAACGTAGGTGGTTCTTCATTATCTCAAGTTGTATATCACCCAAGCGGAACGCAGATTACTGGTGGTGAAACAATTTTCGCTTTTTATACAGACCAAGGTGGTGGTGGATTAAACTACACAGTTACAACAGATGAACTAGATAAAGTTCGTGATCTTGGTAACTCAGTTCTTGGTGGTGGATTGGTAAATTCATTAACACTAAACTCAAACGTAAACATTTATCCTGATGGTCCAGATATTATTACGATTTGCTGCTCAAACGTATTACAACCGATTACTGTTTCTCCAACAACAACTACTGCTGGTTCACCAATTGTGGTTATTAATGATGTAACTGGTTTTGAAGTTGGTTGGGTTGTTTCTTCATCTTCAGGTGGTACTGCTGCTGGTGGTGTTGTCAAATCTATTACTGCTAAAGCTGGTGGTGGATATGACGTGGCATTCTCAAAAAATGCTACCTCTGGTACAAATGGTACTGTTGTTTTATCTCCTCCAGGAAATCTTGCTGCTCGTATTTCATGGACAGAAGCACAGGCATAAAATATGGCTGCTCCAACAACAAGAGATACATTTACAGACTACTGTCTGAGAAAACTTGGTCATCCAGTTGTCGAAATTAACGTAGACGATGACCAAGTTTCCGATCGTATTGATGAAGCATTGCAATTTTATCAAGAGTTTCACTACGATGGTGTTGAAAGAATATATCTAAAACATCAAGTTACTTCCTCAGACATAAGCAATGGTTACATACCTCTTACAGATTTAATTATTGGTGTTCGAAATATTTTTCCTTTTTCTGGAACAACAACCAGTGGTACAGCCGATGGATTGTTTAATCTTCAATATCAGTTGCGCCTAAATGACTTATATGATTTAACAAACACATCTTTAGTTTACTATAATACTGTTCGTGATTATATTGCAATGTTAGATTTGTTATTAAATGGAGCAAAACCATTACGCTTTAATAAACACCAAAATCGTTTATACATTGATATGAAGTGGGCTGATGAAGATATTCAAGGTAAATGGATTATCGTTGACTGTTATCGTGCTATGGATCCAGCTACATGGGCTGATGTTTGGAATGACATGTGGTTAAAAAGATATGCTACTGCTTTAATCAAAAAACAATGGGCAACCAACATTAAGAAGTTCTCAGGTCTTCAACTTCCAGGTGGTGTTACTTTAGATGGCGACAAACTATACGAAGAAGCAAGCTCTGAGATAGAAGAATTAGAAAAACAAGCACAAGATACATTCTCTCTGCCACCAGATTTTATGATGGGTTAAGATGCCAAAAAATGTTTACTTTACACAGGGAACAAAAAGCGAACAATATCTTTTAGAAGACTTAATTGTTGAGTCGCTTAAGATATATGGTCAAGATGTATATTATATTCCCAGAACACTTGTCAATCAAGACTTAGTGTTGGGAGAAGATGTTCTCTCTAAATTTGAAGCAGCATATGACATCGAGATGTACTTTGAAGATGTCGATGACTTTCAAGGACAAGGTACATTTTTACAAAAATTTGGAATTGAAATTGAGAAATCAGCTACTCTTGTTGTAGCTCGCAGACGTTGGGAACAATTAATCGGTCGTCATGGCGTAACAAGAATACCTTCTCGTCCAGCAGAAGGAGATTTAATATATTTCCCCCTAACAAAAAAACTTTTTGAAGTTAGATTTGTTGAACATGAAGATCCATTCTATCAAATCGGCAAACTGTATGTATTTAAATTAAAAATTGAAACATTCCAGTATGCTAGTGAACGCATTGATACTGGAATATCAGAGATTGATACAATCGAAGACACATATTCTTATGATCAAGATATGATTCGTGCAGAAGATGGAGAATTTATTGAAGGTGAACAAAATGATGAGGAATATGCGCTCGAGACAGAATCAGATCCAACAAAAGACATTGGCGATAATTCAAAATATGACACAGAAGGATCTGGTCTTGTTGACTTTAATGAATCAAACCCATTCGGTGAGGTAAGAAATGCTTAATCACAGTCATTTTTACCACGCAACAGTAAGAAATAGTATTATTGTTTTCGGTAAATTATTTAACAGTGTTTTTATTAAAAGAGACAACTCTAATGGTTCACCAAATCAATTAGTAAAAGTTCCAATTACTTATGGTCCAAAAGAAAAGTGGTTAGTACGTTCTCAGAATGATCCAGATTTAGATCGTCCAGTAGAAATTGTTTTACCAAGAATGACATTTGAAATTACAGATTTCTCGTATGATCCTTCTAGAAAAGTAAGTTCTCTTAATCAACTAATTATTGAAGACAATATTGATGGTGAGAAAAGAAGAACACAATATGTTCCTGTGCCATATAATCTTGGAATTACAATGTATATAATTTCAAAGACACAAGAAGATGCATTACAAGTTGTAGAACAAATACTTCCATTTTTTACGCCACACTACAATCTTACAGTAAATTTAAACACGCAGATGGGGTACAAATTTGATGTTCCAACTGTATTGAATAATGTTACACTTCAAGATGATTATGATGGGCTATTTGAACAAAGACGTGTTGTTTTGTATACATTAACTTTTACAATGAAAACACAGATGTTTGGACCGATAACTGAGTCTGAAGTTATTAGAACTGTTCAAGCAAATATTAAAGAAGTTAAACAAGATGAACTTGGAAATGATGTTGTTGCAAGACGCAGAGAGTTTACTGCTTCTGTTGATCCAATTACCACATCTGTTGGAACTTCGCCAATTCCTACTTCTGAAGAATGGAATTTTGATTTTTAATGACAACTAAAAACTACAATTCGAATCCCAATTTAAAGGCGATTGGGGTTGACATTCCATTCACACAAGAGGACATAAAAGAGTACATTAAATGTTCTCAAGACCCAGTGTATTTTATTGATAATTATTGTTACATTGTTACTTTGGATCATGGTATCCAAAAATTTAAATTGTATGAATGTCAAAAAGAAAAAATTCAAACTATTCATGACAATCGTAAAGTTATTATTATGGAGGGTCGTCAGCAGGGCAAAACAACAACTGCTGCAGCATACATTCTTTGGTATACAATATTTCAAGCAAACAAACAAGTTGCTATTCTAGCAAATAAAGCATCCACATCACGTGAAATTTTATCACGTTATCAATTGATGTATGAAAATCTACCATTATGGATGCAGCAAGGAGTAAAAACTTGGAACAAAGGCGATATTGAACTTGAAAATGGATCAAAGGTGTTTACTGCTGCTACGACAGCATCTGGTATTCGTTCTAAATCAGTAAATTTCTTGTACATTGACGAAGCATCCATTATTCCTAATAATATTGCCGATGCGTTTTTTACTTCAGTTTATCCAACAATTTCTGCTGGTACAACTACAAAAATTTTAATTACATCAACACCTCTTGGATATAATCATTTTTGGAAATTTTGGAATGATGCAGAAAATGATAGGAACGATTTCGTTCCATTGTTTATTCCATATTGGAAAATTCCTGGACGTGACGATGCATGGGCTGAAGAGCAGCGCAGACAACTTGGTGACCTTAAATATAATCAAGAAGTTCTGTGTAAATTCTTAGGTTCAGCATTGACTCTAATTGATGCAAACACAATATCACAACTTTCTGCTGACAAAGTTATTCATAGTAAAGATGGATTAGATTTGACTGCTTATCCACAGAAAGGGCATCAGTATGTGATTGTTGCTGACGTAGCGAAAGGTGTCGGTGGAGATTACTCAGCATTTACAATTATTGATATGACAGATGTTCCTTACCGTATGGTTGGAAAATATAGAAGTAATAAGATAAATCCTGTTCTATACCCAAATATTATACATAAAGTTGCAAAAGATTATAATGATGCTTACGTATTGATAGAAATAAACATAAGCGAACAAGTAGCCTATATTTTACATGATGAATTGATGTATGAAAATATTATTTTTGTAAACAGAACAACAAATGGACAAGTTGTTTCTGGTGGTTTTGGTGGTGGTAAAGTTCAATTTGGAGTGAATACAGACAAACGTGTTAAACGTGTTGGATGTCATAATTTTAAAGCCATGTTGGAAGAGAAAAAACTCATAATTAATGATGTAGATACTATCTCGGAAATTTCTACTTTTATTGAAACCAGAGGTTCATATGCTGCAGATGAGGGTTACCATGATGATTTGGTTATGCCATTAGTTCTTTTTGGTTGGTTAACAACAAATTCATATTTTAAAGATTTAAGCCAAAAAGATATTAACTTAAGAAAAGCCATGTATGAAAAACAAATGCTTGCCATCGAAGAAGAATTAACACCCTTTGGATTCATCGATGATGGCATTCAGGTCGAAAACGACCACCAAAACTTCTGAAATTATCGAAATACTAAATAAAAAGAGATGAAACAAAGGGTTGTTACAACAACGACAAATAATCGTATCAAGGAGACATAGCCATGCCATTTCAAGTTTCTCCAGGAGTAGCAGTAGTAGAGAAAGACCTCTCTCTTGTTATTCCTCAAATCGCTGCTTCTGTTGGAGCCACAGCTGGATTTTTCCGCTGGGGTCCAGTTGAACAGCCAATTACAATCGCAAGCGAAGCAGAACTAGCAAGCACATTCGGTAAGCCAGTTGGCGTAAACGATTTTATCGCTCGCTCGTTTTTTACAGCTGCGAACTTCCTGTCATATTCAAATAATATGGTCGTTGTTCGTGCTGTTCCAACTACATCAACCACTTCTGACGCTAAAAATGCTCAATCTGAAGATGTTACAGCGATCGTAATTAAGAGCGCACAAGACTACGTAGATAACTATTCAAGCGCATCTTCGCCAAACTCAACATGGGTTGCGAAATATCCAGGATCTCTTGGTAATACACTAAGAGTTTCTGTTGCTGATGCGGATTCATTCCGCAATGTTGCTACAGGAACAATCGCTGCTACACAAAACTCTACAGCGTTATCTATAAGTGGTGGCGCAATCACTACACAAGCAACAGTTGGTTCTGTTGTTAAGTTTTACTCTGGAGCATCTGGAACTGGTACCTTATTAGGCACATCAGCAATCGCTTCTATTACAAGCGCAACAGCTGCAACACTAACATCAAACCCAGTAATTACCTCTGGTATTGTTTCTATTGTGTTCGAGTGGGAATATGCAGATCAGTTTGTATCTGCTCCAGGAACATCTACTTATGCTGCTGGTCAAGGTTTCTCTGCTGCTAAAGATGAAATGCACATTATTGTTATTGATCGTCTTGGTCAATTTACTGGAGTGCAAGGAACTGTTTTAGAAAAATTTGAAAATGTGTCAAAAGCAGCAGATGCCGTTCTTACAGATGGCACAAATAATTACTACAAAACTGTAATCAATCGTAGTTCTGATTATATTTGGAATCTACGTGACATTGATGACATTGTTTCAGTAACATATCAAAATACATCATCTGCTGCTGCTTTTGCAGTAAATCTGGCAACAGGTGGTATGGGCGCAAATACTGTGTTTATTACTTTAAAACGTCCATATACAGCACTAATGGGTTATAATGTAACAGAGGGTTCTGGTGCAATTGCGATTATGACTAACGGAAAGGGTGTTGACGGATATACTGTTTCTTCAAAGGCACATGATGCTGCAATCAAATCAGGACTACAAGTTGCATTTGACAAGTTCAATAATACTGAAGAAGTTGATGTTGGTTTAATTGCTCTTGGTGAAGTTGAATCAGTTGTTGCTAAGTATGTTATTGCAATTGCTGAATCACGTAAAGATTGCCTTGTGTTCGTATCTGCAGCTAAAGATGACGGATCATCATTAACACCAGTTACAAAAACAAGCGATTTTACTAGTCTTGTTTCTTACAGAACTGCAGCAAGCAACTCTGTTAATACATCAACATCTTACGCATCAATGGATTCTGGTTACAAATATCAGTATGACAAATACAATGACAAATACATTTATGTTCCATTAAATGGTGACATCGCTGGATTGTGCGCAAGAACAGATTATACAGCAGATCCATGGTTCTCTCCAGGTGGTTATAGTCGTGGCGTAATTAAGAATGTTGTTAAATTAGCATACAATCCAACACAAACAGAACGTGACACATTATACAAAAATGGTATTAATCCAGTTGTCACATTCCCAGGACAAGGAACTGTTTTGTTTGGAGACAAAACAATGTTATCCAAGCCAAGCGCATTCGATCGCATCAACGTGCGTCGCTTGTTTATTATTCTAGAAAAATCAATTTCTACAGCTGCTAAGTTCCAGTTGTTTGAATTCAACGATGGTTTTACTCGTGCTCAGTTCCGTAATTTAGTTGAGCCATATCTACGTGATGTTCAAGGTCGTCGTGGTATTTTTGATTTCCGTGTGGTTTGCGATGAGACAAATAATACTGCCCAAATTATTGATACCAACCAATTCGTGGCTGATATTTTTGTTAAACCTGCTCGCTCTATCAACTTCATTACTCTTAACTTTGTTGCTGCTAGAACAAATGTGAACTTTGAAGAGATTGGTGCTTAATACTAAATAAAGAAAAAGACAGGAGAAATAACAATGGCAAATATCGACTCATTTAAAGCCAATATGATTGGTGGTGGTGCTCGTGCCAACCAGTTCTACGTAAGTTTGACATTTCCGTCATACGTATCAGCTGGAACACTAGCATCAGCGAAGGGTCAATTCGTTTGTAAGGGTGCTCAATTACCAGCATCTACAATCGATAATACACCAGTGAATTATCGTGGTCGTCAAGTAAATTTTGCTGGCGAGCGCACTTTTGCACCATGGACTGTTACTATTCTTAACGACAATGACTTCCTAATTCGTAATGCGATGGAAGCATGGATGAATGGAATTAACAGTAATGTAAATAACACTGGTTTAATTAACCCTGCGCAATATCAAGTTGACATGGAAGTGTTCCAACTTGATAGAAATGGAAACCCAATTAAAGCATATAAATTTATAGATGCATACCCAACTGAAGTTAGTTCAATTGAATTGAATTTTGATACAAATAATCAGATAGAAGAATTTACAGTAACATTCCAATACAACTACTGGACATCTACTTCTTCAACTTCAACTGGTTCGTTAATTTCTGGTGGCGTTAATGTTAACATAGGTGGGTTCCAGCTTCCAGGTATTTCGATTTAATTTTTTAATGTTTCCGTGGAGATAGTATGGATTTTTTTGGTTTTGAGATAAAGCGTAAAAAAGATGATGTCATCGATTCTGTGGTTCCACCACCAATCGATGACGGATCGACACTTGTAGCAAGTCAAGCTGGGTATTATGCGCAAACGCTGAATACAGATACTCAGATTACAACTGAAAATGATCTTCTTAAAAAATATAGAGATATTTCTAGTTATACTGAAGTCGATGCTGCAATTGAAGATATTGTAAATGAAGCAATTGTATCAGATGATGTTGAAAAAACTGTTACATTAAACTTAGACGATTTGAAATTATCTGACTCCATTAAAAAGAAATTTAATGATGAGTTTGATAGTGTTCTTTCATTGTTAGGATTTAATGTAAAAGGACATGACATATTTAGATCTTGGTATGTTGACGGAAGAATACATTATCAAGTTTTAATTGATGAGGCAAATGCTAAACAAGGGATTCAAGAACTTCGATATGTTGATGCGATGAAAATTCGCAAAGTAAAAGAAGTTAAGAAAGAACGAAACAAGAAAACTGGTGTTGAAGTAATTACAGATGTACAAGAATATTACATCTATAATGAAAAAGGCATCAACAACAATGCAACACAGGGTGTAAAACTTGGGGTTGATAGTGTTGTGTCATGTAACTCTGGATTAATTGATCAAGGCAAGAACATGGTTCTTAGTCATCTTCATAAAGCAATTAAACCAGTAAATCAATTAAAAATGATTGAAGATTCTTTGGTCATTTACCGTGTAAGTCGTGCGCCAGAGCGTCGCATTTTCTACATCGATGTAGGTAACTTACCAAAGATTAAAGCAGAACAATATATTCGTGACATCATGAACAAGTATCGTAATAAACTTGTTTATGATGCTTCAACAGGCGAAATTAAAGACGATCGCAAGCACATGTCAATGCTTGAAGATTTTTGGATGCCACGTCGTGAAGGTGGAAAAGGAACAGAAATTACAACCCTACAGGGTGGTGGTAATCTTGGTCAGTTAGAAGATGTTGAATATTTTAAACAAAAACTGTATCAATCTTTAAATGTTCCATTATCGAGATTGACACAAGATGGTGGTGTGTTTAATGTAGGTAAATCTGCTGAAATTTCACGTGATGAGGTAAAATTTTCTAAATTTATTAGTAGACTACGTACTCGATTTTCTATGTTATTTTTAGAAATTTTACGTGTACAGTTAATTTTAAAAGGTGTTATCCGTGCTGATGAGTGGGATAGCATTAGTCAGTTTGTTAAATTCAATTACAATAAAGATAATTATTACGCAGAACTAAAAGAGAATGAAGTAATAGCAGGTCGTGTTGCAATGTTACAACAGTTAGATCCATTTGTTGGTAAGTATTATTCTAAGTCATATGTTCAAGAACAAATACTTCGTTTAACTGATGAACAAGTAGCAAACATGCAAAGTCAAATAGAAACTGAAAAAGATCAGGACTACTTGGATGCTGACCATAAAGGAACTGTTTCTGGCGTAACACAAACAGCACAACAGAATTACTTGCAGCAATTTGCTCCAGCGGAAACGCAGGAGGCACCTACAAGTAACAAAACACAAGGAGAGTAATAACATGACAGACCAAATTCGTGACTTAATTGATTCTATTGTTGATGAGAATCCAGTTCAAGCAGAAAAAACTTTTACAGATATCATGAGCGACAAAATCGCTGATAAAATTGACGATTATCGTAAAGCAATCGCCAATAGTTTTTTCAATCCTGAACCTGTTTCTGAAGAAAATTATACTCAAGACACAGGTGAAGGAGAACATGGTGATGGACAGTTTCCATCTGGTCAAATGAATCAATGGGATGATCAAAATTCTGCCGAAGAAACACCTGCCGAAGATCCACCTGCCGAAGAAACACCTGCCGAAGATCCACCTGCTGAAGAAACACCTGAATGACACTGAATGATTTTGTCAAAAATTTATACACTAGAAAAGGAAACTATGGAAATGTAGTTTCCGTCTCAACACATTATACCCATCAAATTATTGAAAACGATAATGGTAAATATTTTGTTGATGGTGTATTGTTAGAGGCAGATTATAGCGACTTAGAGGAAGTCAAAAGACATATTGAATTAGAAGAATTAGCAAAAGTAAGTTTATATGAAGATATTTCAGATATTAAAATTGCAAACATAATTAAGAAATATAACGAAAATACAAAAATTACAACAACATTAATAGAATCATATACAAATCGTGCTTCCTCTAAGGCATTTGATATTGACCCAGTTCTTATTGAAATGAGAACAACCTACAGGGGTCAAAATTTGATGCAAAATAAGTTGGATTTTATATTAAATGATGGTAAAACTGTAGCAATTAGCGAAGAAACTGTAGAGAAAATTGCGAATTTACTAAATAATAGTAAACATAAAGAAGAAATTCTAAACTATATGAAGGAATGCGTTGAAAACTTCCTTTATGTAGTAAGAAAATTATAAGGAAACTAAAATGGCAGTCACAAAAACAGTTGTTCGAAACAACATTAATAAGTGTCTAATCCGTCTTGTTGGAACGACAAGTAGCGACACCGCAACAGTGACTCTCAATACAGATTGTCTTGGTGATTTTGAAGCATTAACAGGAGGTGGAACAGTAAGAGTTAACATCGCAAAGGTTAAGGCAAGCACCGCAAACAGCATTACTCTCGTACGCAATAGTGTAACTGTTGGTGCATTTTATGGATCTGACATTATCGATGAATCTGATTGGGTTCTAACAGACGAAAATACATCTAACATTGTAGTCACATTTGTTGGTGGACCAGGAATGGTTCTTCTAGAACTTACAAAAGTAAGTGGCTTCTCACCAGAATTTGAATCCGCACAGTTTGGTGGTGGTGACAACATTAACGCAGTGGGGTCATAATCCATGAAACTTATTAGAGAACAAGTAACAGAAACCAAATTTTTTGTTGAAGAAAAACTTGGTAAGGGCAAACAATATTTTATTGAGGGAGTGTTCCTTCAATCAGAATTAAAAAACCGCAATGGTCGTATGTATCCAGAGGGTGTGATGGACAAAGAAGTCGGTCGCTACATGGAGCAATACGTAAAGAACAATCGTGCTTACGGTGAGTTGGGTCATCCAGACACACCTACTATCAATTTAGATCGTGTGTCGCATTTGATCGTTGACCTTCGTAAAGAAGGCAAAAACTATATTGGTAAAGCAAAGATTCTAGAAACACCTATGGGTAATATTGCACGTGGTCTATTGGACGGTGGAGCAAACCTTGGAGTTTCAAGTCGAGCACTAGGTTCTCTAAAAGAGAACAAAGATGGTGTTCAGATTGTACAGGACGACTTTATGCTGTCAACTGCAGCTGACATCGTCGCCGACCCATCGGCTCCAGATGCTTTCGTTCGTGGCATTATGGAAGGTGTAGAGTGGGTATATGTTGATGGAAAATACGTGCAAAGAGACATCGAAGAAGCAAGAAAAAACATTAGAGCAACTTCCTCTAAAAAAATATCAGAGCAATCACTCATTGAATTTGCTCGTTTTTTGAAGAAACTCTAAGTTTTATAAATAGAATTTATCGAAACTAATCGGACATAACCTACTAAAAACAGGAGACTATAATGTCAGTTGAAAAGAAAATTGCGGAATTATTGGCTGAATCTAAAAAACTTCAGGAACAAGACGAGACTATCGTTGAAGAGTCTGAAGAGCTAGAGGAAGGTGCTGCTGAAACTATCAAAGCAAAAGGTAGCGCAGGTGGCGAAGGCGACAACGCTGATAACAAGCGCAACCAAGGCACAGATAAGCCAGAAGTAAAAACAAGTAAAGACAGTTCTAAAGCTGGTTCAGGTGGAGCAGCTGCTCAAGCATCTGAAATTGCAGGAATGAAGAAAGAAGAAATCAAGTATGATTCTTCAGAAGACGTTGCTGCTTTAGTAGAAGGCGAAGAACTATCAGAAGAATTCAAAACAAAGGCTGCAACAATTTTTGAAGCAGCAGTTGTAACAAGAGTCAAAGAAGAAATTTCTAAGATTCAAGAGCAGTATGACGCACAACTCGTAGAAGAGTTTGTGAAGATTAAAGAGGAACTCGTTGAAAAGGTAGATGGATATCTCGGCTACGTTGCTGAGCAGTGGATTAAACAAAATGAACTTGCCCTCGAAAGCGGAATCAAAGCAGAACTTGCTGAATCTTTCATTGATGGTATGAAGCGTGTGTTCGAAGAGCATTACGTAGATGTACCTGCTGAGAAATATGACATTCTCGGTGACTTAGAGTCTAAAGTGCAAGAATTAGAAGGTAAGTTAAATGAGACCGTAAATGCAAATATTGAAATGACAAAGCAAATTGCACAAATGGAACGTGCTGGTATCGTAGCAGAATTGTCAGATGGTCTAACAGACACAGAGGCAGAAAAATTTGCTACATTGGCTTCTGAGATTGCTTGCGAAGATGTAGATTCTTATACTAAGAAATTACAAACAATTCGTGAGTCATATTTTAAAGAAACAAAGCCAGTTGCTAAAGACAGCGTCGAGTCTGGAACAGCAAAAGAGCAAGTGATTGCAGAATCAGTTGCCCAATATGCTCAAGCAATTGCTAAACTAAACAAAAAATAATCCAACCTTTCAGGAGAAACAACTATGATGTTAAGAGAAGATCTAGTTAAAAAATGGTCGCCAATTCTCGAGAACGAGAATTTGCCAGAAATCAAAGACCAGTATCGTAAAGAAGTTACTGCTGTTCTTTTAGAGAACCAAGAGCGTTCATTGCAAGAAGAGCGTGCTGCTCTTTTCGAAGCAGTTCCAACTAATGCGAACTACAATGGTTCATCAACAAACCCAGACACAGGTGGTGTCGCTAAGTACGATCCAATTTTGATCAACTTAGTACGTCGTGCTGCTCCACAAATGATCGCTTATGATCTTTGCGGTGTTCAGCCAATGACAGGTCCAACAGGCTTGGTATTCGCAATGAAGAGCCGTTATGGTACACAAGGTGGTACTGAGGCACTTTATAACGAAGCTGACGCAGAGCGTGCAGGTGGTGACCTTGGTTCTAACACAAATCAGTCAACAATCTCTGGTTCTAACTGGTTCTCATCAGTTAATGCTCCAGGTGGTATGACAACTCAACAGGCTGAGGGTGGTCACACTTCGTCTTCAACTGGTGCAGCTCCAGCATCTGATCCAGGTCCTGGTTCAACAACTTTCAATGAAATGGCTTTCTCAATTGAGAAGACAAGCGTAACTGCTAAGTCACGTGCTTTGAAAGCTGAGTACTCAATTGAACTCGCACAAGATATGAAAGCAATTCATGGTCTTGATGCTGAGAGCGAGTTGAGCAACATCCTTTCAACAGAAATTCTTGCTGAAATCAATCGCGAAGTTATTCGTACAATTTATTACACAGCTAAGTCTGGTGCAGCATCTGGTACAGTAACAACAGCTGGTGTATTCGATTTGGATACAGACGCTAACGGACGTTGGTCAGTTGAGAAATTCAAAGGTCTATTGTTCCAAATCGAACGTGATGCGAACGTAATTGCACAAGAAACACGTCGTGGTAAAGGTAACTTCATCCTTTGCTCTTCAGATGTTGCATCTGCATTAGCAATGGCTGGTGTTCTTGACTACGCTCCTGCTCTTTCAACAAACTTAACAGTTGATGACGCAGGTAACACATTCGCTGGTGTTCTAAATGGTCGCTATCGTGTCTATATTGATCCATATGCATCGAATGGTGGTGCTAATGACCAATTCTATGTAGTTGGTTATAAGGGTTCTAGCGCATTTGACGCTGGTATCTTCTACTGCCCATACGTTCCTCTACAAATGGTTCGTGCTGTAGATCCAAATACATTCCAACCAAAGATTGGCTTCAAGACACGCTACGGCATGCTTGCTAACCCATTCGCTCGTGGTACTACATTAGCAACATCAATCGGTTCAAACGAAAACGTCTACTATCGTAGAGTTCGTGTACAGAACATTATGTAATTGATGAAGCTGACGTAAGATCAGTGTTTGACAAGGGGAGCTTCGGCTCCCCTTTTTTGTTGAATAAATATATGCATGCAAGATAAGAATGTTAAAGTTATTGTCCTCTCAGAACTTCTCGAATCTCGTGCTAGAAAAGAGAAGGAGCTACAGTATTACTGCGAACAACTCAAAGAGTTACAAGTAAGAATGAACTGGATACAGGCAGAAATAAATTTAACAACTAGAATTATAGACATGATTGAAAAGGAAAAACTTTTTGACATGGAAAAATATTTAAGAGAGAAATAATGGCAAACATACCAGCACAATGGGCAACTAAAATACCAACAAATATGAACCCTCTTGCTCCAACAGGGTTTAGATTCATCATTACTAAATTGCCAAAAATGCAATTCTATTGTCAAACTGTTAATCTTCCTAGCATTACATTAGGTGAACCAGAGTTTAGTACACCATACTCAACGATCCCAATTCCAGGAGATAAACTTGCGTATGGAGATTTGAGTATTCAATTTTTGGTCGATGAGACATTAGAAAATTATAAAGCAATAAATGGATGGTTGGTTGGTTTGGGGTTTCCTGTTGATAATCAACAGTATACCAATTTTTTGGCACAAGATCAGGTAGCTGCATCAAGTGGATCCGAATACGTTAAGAATACTTCGGATGCCTCTCTTTTTATCTTGACAAATAATAATACTGAGAGTAAAATAGTTACATTCAAGAATATGTTTCCAACATCTTTAGAAAGTTTGACATTCACAGCTGTTGATTCAGATGTGAATTATTTGATAGGAAATGCAACTTTCAGGTATAATTACTACATATTCGAAAATTAAATTTTATTTTTGGAGTTGTTATGAATCTTGAGCAGTTAATGTTAATGTGGGAGAACGATTGTAAAATTGATGACAATCATTTGGGTGAAGCATCAACAGATACACCCAATCTACACTCAAAATATATCAATCATTTGGTATCTTATAAACTAAAACTTGCCAAAATCAAAGGCGAATATAATCTCCTACGAAAAAACAAATTTAGATACTATCGTGGCGAACTAACACGTCAAGAATTAGAAGATCTTGGATGGATACAATGGCAGGGTGTCAAGCCACTTAAAAATGAGATGGATGAATTTCTACAAGGTGATACAAACTTAGTTCAAATGGAACAAAAAGTTGAATATCTAAACACAATCGTATACTTCTTAGAATCTGTTTTGAGTCAGATTCGTTCACGTGACTTTCAAATTAAAAATGGAATTCAGTGGAAACAATTTCTAGTCGGAATGTAATGGATAAAATAGTAGTTGAAAATTTTGATAATGTGAATATCCGTGTGTTTTCGGATATAAACATTGAGCATGAACTGAGTAATTTTTTTACATTTGAGGTTCCTGGTGCTAAATTCATGCCAGCATATAAAGCGAGGATGTGGGATGGTAAAATTAGACTCTACGATTTACAAAGAAAAACACTGTATGCTGGACTCAAATACTATGTTAAAGAGTTTGCGGACAGAAATGGATACAAATATCACGAGTTGGCAGCAGAACATTATCGACCTGTGCCTACTGTCGAATATACATATGAACAAGTATCAGAATATGCCCATGCTCTCAATCTCACTGCTAGAGGGGAACCGATTGAAATTCGAGATTATCAAATAGATGCTATTCGCAACTGTTTAAATAATAATAGGCAACTACTACTCTCTCCTACTGCATCAGGTAAGTCACTAATTATATACACACTGATGCGTCATTATGTTACTGAAGGTAAGAAATGCATTCTTATCGTACCAACAACATCTTTAGTTGAACAGATGTACACTGACTTTGTTGACTATTCGCATGTGAATGGTTGGCGTGTTGACAGACACTGTCAAAAATTATACAGTGGTTTCACTAAAGATATTTCCTCAGATGTGTTGATTACAACATGGCAATCTATTTACAAACAACCAAAGGGATGGTTTGACAAATTTCAGGTTGTGTTTGGTGATGAGGCACATCAATTCAAAGCAAAATCTCTAGCAACAGTTATGGAAAAAATGACTGGCATTCCATATCGTATAGGAACAACAGGCACTCTTGATAACAAACAAGTGCATCGTCTTGTTCTTGAGGGATTATTTGGTCCAGTCTATAAAGTTACTACCACCAAAAAGTTGATGGAAACACAAAGAGTAGCAAAACTAAATATAAAATGTGTTCTACTGAAATACGATGAGGAAACCAGAAAGAAGCGCAAGAATAATTTATACCAAGAAGAGATGGATTTTCTAGTCTCTTACCAGAAGCGTAATCGCTTCATTAAGAATCTTGCCCAAACTTTAACTGGAAATACTCTAATCCTGTTTCAATATGTTGAGAAACATGGAAAAGTATTACATGATTTGTTTGGTAATATCACAGAAAAGAACGTGGCCATTGTTCACGGAGATATCGATGTTGCTGAAAGAGAACGCATCAGACATATGGCAGAACAACGTGATGACATGTTGATTCTCGCATCATACGGAACATTCTCAACAGGCATCAATATACCCTCAATTGAGAACATCGTTTTTGCATCACCAAGCAAATCAAGAATTAGAAATCTTCAATCAATTGGTCGTGGACTGCGATTGAAAGAAGGTAAAGATACTTGCAATCTCTATGATATTGCTGATGATTTATCTTACAAATCTTGGAAAAATCATACACTAAATCATTTTATGGAGAGAGTAAAATTGTATGCTGAAGAACAGTTTTCAGTTAAAATAAACGAAGTAGAACTATAATGGATTTTAGAGTTATGCGTATGACAACAGGAGAAAGTTTCTTATGCATTGTTAAACAAGAAACTGAAAAAGACATCACAGTTTTGTTTCCATTACTCATATCTAAACAAACATTTCAAGTAGCAAAAAATGTTATGAGAGAAGTTCACTCGACTTCCTCATTTTGTCCATTTACTGATGACAAACAATTTACCTTTTTGAAGAAAGATCTAACATTCATCAAACCAATGAACAAGGATGCTGTTCCTTACTATGTTGACATGCTGAATAAACAAGAGGAACCAGAAGCATTAAAAAGTTATGATCTTGAAGAATTAGTTAAACCAGAAAATTTCTTAGAAATAAGTGACATTGTAGATGAAAAGATGGAACAATTGATGAAAAAGATGGAAGAAATACAAGAAGAAACAGAAGGTCAAGTAAAGGTTGATTCAAACAAGACATTACATTAAATATATTTGACAAATTATTGATTATGTAGTATAATGTTTTTAGTATTATATTAAGTGGGGCGACAATGAACGATACAACAACAAAAGAAAAAGCACATTATGTCAATAATGCTGATTTCTTAGCAGCAATCAAAAAATATAAACAGAGTGTACTGGATGCTGAAGCATCTGGTGATGATAAACCTCGTGTTCCTGAATATATTGGGGAATGCTTGATGAAGATAGCAACACATCTGTCTTATAAATCCAATTTTATCAATTATACTTACAGAGAAGACATGATTCTTGACGGAGTTGAGAACTGTCTTCAGTACATTGACAATTTTGATCCAACGAAATCTAGTAATCCTTTTGCATATTTTACACAAATCATTTATTATGCTTTCATACGAAAAATCCAAAAAGAAAAGAAACAAACATATGTTAAAAACAAAATGATTCTTGAGATGCCATTTGAGTTGTTTGATTTGCAAGAACAAGATGAAGATGGTGAGTGGACAAATCAAATGATGGAATATTTGCGCAGCAACAATGATTCTGAATTTAATATGCCGAAAAAGAAACCAGCAAAGAAAAAAACAAAAAATAATCTTGAGAGTTTTATGGAAGACGAGAACAATGGAAATTGAAAAACAAAAATGGATGGTAAAATATTACAGCACAATTTCCACTTCTGAACAGAGCATGTTATATAAGATGTTTGAAGAACAAAAAGATGCTTATGACTTTATGTCAAAATTAGGAGATAGGTTTGTTGAGATGACTGAGATAAAAAAACCAAAAGGATATCCTGATGCGGAGTTAGATTTGTTATGAAAGTAGCTATTATTACTGACCAACATTTTGGCGCAAGAAACGACAGCATAGTTTTTTTAGATTTTTTTCAAAAATTTTATGATAATGTTTTTTTCCCAACGATTGATGATCATAAGATTAAAACTGTTCTAATTCTTGGCGACACATTTGATAGAAGAAAGTATGTAAATTTTTATGCATTGAAACGTGCTAAAGAAATGTTTTTTGATAGACTAGCAGAACGAAATATCAATGTTATTATGATCGCTGGTAATCATGACACATATTATAAAAACACCAACGATGTAAACTCACCAGAATTGTTACTTCAAGAATATGATAACATAACAATAATTAGCAATCCACAAACAATTCATCTAGATTACGAGAATCCATCTTGTGATGTTTTGATGTTGCCTTGGATTTGTGCTGAAAACTATGCGCAAACTATTCAAGAAATAACAAACACATCAGCTACTCTTTGTATGGGTCATTTAGAAATATCTGGATTTGCCATGTATAAGGGAATGGAAAGTCATGAAGGAATGGATAAGAAAACATTCGAAAAGTTTGATTTGGTTTTTAGTGGGCATTATCATCACCGCAGTAATGATGGGCAGATTTACTACCTCGGAAACCCATATGAACTCACTTGGCAGGATTACAGAGATCCCAGAGGATTTCATTTGTTTAGCGTACACGACAGACAACTCGAATTTATCGTCAATCCTTATAGTATGTTTGTTAGAATCGAATATGATGACAATTCCGAGACAGGGAAAACAATTGATCTAGATTCAATGGATTTAAAAGATTGTTTTGTTAAACTTGTGGTAGTCAACAAAACAGACTTATATAAATTTGACAAATTTACTGCCAAATTATATACTAAAGGGTGCGCTGAAATTAAAATCATTGAAAACTTTTCGGAATATGAAGAAGGAACAATCGATGGCGACATTAATCTGGAAGACACTATGTCTGTTTTGGATAATTATATTGATTCAATACAAACAGATGCTGACAAAGAACGCATTAAACAATATATGAAAGCACTGTATACTGAAGCAGTAAACATGGAGGTTGCTTGATAAAATTTAAGTCAGTTGAGTGGAAAAACTTTTTATCCACAGGAAACTCACCGAACAAAGTACTACTAAACAAATCTCCAACAACTCTTATTGTTGGTAAAAATGGTGAAGGTAAAAGCACAATCTTAGATGCATTGTGCTTTTCATTGTTTGGTAAACCATTTAGAAATATTAACAAACCACAGTTGATCAACAGCATCAATCAAAAGAACTGTGTAACAACTGTTGAGTTTTCAGTATCAGGTAAAGAGTATAAAATTGTTCGTGGCATTAAACCAAATGTATTTGAAATTTGGTGTGATGGAACACTGCTTAATCAGGAAGCAGCATCACGTGACTATCAGAAAATTTTAGAACAACAAATCCTTAAGATTAACTATAAAACATTTACGCAGGTTGTCATTCTTGGCAGCGCATCTTTTGTTCCATTCATGCAGTTGCCATCTGCTCAACGTAGAGAAGTGATTGAAGATATTCTAGACATACGTGTGTTTAGTGTGATGAACAATGTATTAAAAGAAAGAATGCAGGAGACAAAAGATGAAATTACCGCAACTGAATCTGCGCTCACAATGGCACGTGAGAGGGTTGATAATCAACAAAAGACCATTAAGATCTTGCTCGATAACAGAAAAGATGCTGTGGCAGCAGTCCAGAAAAAGATTGAGGATAATGATTTATCTATCCAAACCACGAACCAGACTATTGATGTTCTCGTTACAGACATTGGTCAACTTAAACAGAGCATCGAAGACAGGACGGATGTATTATCGCAGATCGAGAAAGCGAAAACCCTTACCAATAAGAAAAGCAGTAAGATTGCAGATCTCACCACCACAATAGATTTTTTTAAAGACAACGAGACTTGCCCTCAGTGTGAACAAGGGATCCCACATGAGCATAAATCGCGAATAATTGATCAAATTCAGAGAGATTTTGAGGAAAATCAGAGACATATTGACGATCTTACAGCAGCACTAGGGAAACTAGAGGAAAGACTAGAAAAGATCAATGAAATACAGAATTTAATTACTGATAAAAATATCGAAGTTTCTACAGCCAATCAAACTGTTACCATGTTGAACAAACTCAATAGAGAACTACAGGAAGAAATTGATAAAACTAAAAGTGATACAACCAATGTGGATGAGGAGAAAGCCAAACTCAAAACTATGGCTGAAGAAGCAGTTTCATATGTGAATAGAAAGACTGAATTGTCTGAACAAAGACAGTATCAAGAACTAGCATCTAGTCTGCTGCGTGACACGGGAATTAAAACAACCATTATCCGTGAATATCTACCAGTGATGAACAAACTAATCAACAAGTATCTTTCTGCTATGGATTTTTATGTCCATTTTGAACTTGACGAGACATTTACTGAAAAAATAAAAGCAAGATATCGTGATGAGTTTACGTATGAATCGTTCTCTGAGGGTGAGAAGATGCGTATTGATTTGGCTATTCTATTCACATGGCGACAAATTGCTAAGATGAAGAACTCTGTTAATACTAATCTGTTGATTCTTGATGAGATCTTTGATAGTTCTCTTGACGTAGCAGGCACAGATTATTTCTTGACTTTGATGAACACATTTGATGACAAAACTAATGTATTTGTTATCTCACACAAAGGCGATCAACTTTTTGATAAATTCCGTAATGTAATTAAATTTGAAAAACAAAATGATTTCTCAGTAATAGTATGACAGAACAAGCAGAATTATGAATCTCTGGAAAGATCTAAATCCCTCTGAAAAAAGTCAGGTAATTCTTACGACTCTACTTGCGCTTGTCTTTCTCGTATTGATACTGATCGCATTTCTTGTCAGTCGTGGAAACGACATCGAATACTTCAAGAGTCGTATTGATTTAATGGATCAGCGAACTCTTTATATTGAGCAAAAGATCGATAAGATGAACGAAAAGCTCGGTGATTATCGTCGAGATCTAAATGAGATTCGTATGAGAGAGATGGAGAACGAAAAGCGTATCGATGAGCATTCTCATTGGATTGAACATTGGAAATCACTACCACAACTACCAAAACCGAACAAAAGATAGATCTGATAGTATGACAGAACAAGAGATCTTAGATTTTTATAAACAACTTGAAGAATACTATGGTGATGCGCTGGCAAATTTTGAACATTATCCACGCATATTTGCCCATCAGGTAAAACTATACAAATACTACAGAGGTATGTTATGATTGAACCAGTAATACAACCAATTTTTCCTGTACCAGTTGTTTTATCTCAACTTGAAAGAGACTGGACTGCAGAAGAAAAACAATTTTTTGCTAAACAAAACAGCAAACAAATGCGTAACATTGGCAACAGCATGAGCAAGAACAATTATGTTTTGAATGAACCAGAGATGGCTGGCTTGAAGGCAGAAATTGATGTTGTGCTAAAACAGTATGTTGATAATATTATTATTCCAGAATCTGATGATGTGGAAATATATGTTACACAATCATGGATGAACTGGACTAGGAAAGGTGAATATCACCATAGACATACGCATAGTAACAGTTATTTGTCTGGTGTTGTATACATAAATGCAGACGAGAAGATTGATAAGATAGTGTTTATCAACGATGTTTACAGAACAATCAAATTTGCACACAAAGAAACAAATCATTTTAACACAGAGACATGGAATTTTACATCTCGTCCTGGGATGCTAGTTTTGTTTCCATCATGGCTAACACACATGGTTGAGATAAAAGGCGATTCACATAATAATACAAGAGTCAGTTTGGCATTTAACACATTTGTTCGTGGCACACTCGGTGCTAATAAATCACTAACGGAGCTGAAACTATGAGCGACACACCTGTATACATTGATCCATTAACACGCTGGAAACAAGAACGTGAACTGCGCAAGGCAAAGAAAAAAGTACGCAAGGAAATTGAGCCAAAGGTAGGTAAGAAAGCAGCAAAACAATTTGTTAAGAAAGCAGCAAACAAAGTAATGGCTGACAGAGCAATTGAACAGAAAGTTATGAAACATGCTGCGAGAGGTGGATGATGAAACGATACTGTTGTGATAACCTATGTCAGCAGGGCAGACACTGTCCAAACCGAAAAGAAATAGAAATGCCTTATGGGTGGCTGGCGACCTTTGCCATCGCTGTATTCCTCATCTGCTTAGTTAGTATCCACTAACTTAATAACCCTACAGCCTGTAGGGTTATCCCAACAAATTGCTTGACATTTATTCGGTTTTCCTGTATAATCATTCTATGATGATGAAAAAGGAAACTGAAATGAACTATGTAACTGTTATACACTCTGCCTTCGGCGATGACAATATCAAAGTAGCAAAAATCAATGTCGGTAGTCGCAATGAAAATGCTGCTCTGAATTATGCTTACTTTCGTACACAAAACATCGATGGTAGCTGGAGTCGTGAATCTACAATTTTCGCTGACGGAAAAGAAATAGAAAATTTTGACTACTCTGCCGATACGGAAGTTCTCGCTGAACTGCCTGAGATAAATGGCAAAGTTTTCGGTCATCGTTCTACTTCTGTTGGTGACAAATTGTTGTTTAACAACAAAACTTTCGTTGTTGACTTCTGCGGTTTCAAACAAGTTTAACAGGATTATAATATGAGAATGAAGCGAATTGTTGCTGGTCTTAACAATACACAGAAGATCCGTGTGATCATCGATGGTGTAGGTTTCGTGACTGATGTGTATGGAATGTCAGAAATGCCTATCGTAAGCCAGCGTGCCAGTGTATGGCAGGTGCTAGAGCAAATGGCTATGAGTGGTCTCAAAGGAATGGCCAAACGGATAACCTATTACGACAATGCTATGAAGGCAGGAACGCATGACATTCAGGTCGACCTGCTTTGAAA